CGATCATTGGATTACAAAAGATTATAAAATGAGTATTGTACACAAACTCATACGTATGAAAACTTTTAGTATTTTTACAGACTTACTAAAAACAGAAAAAGTTTGCAGCAAGCCAACTCGTCCTAACTTGGCCAAGTTTCATTATGATATCAAGTTTGATAATCCTGATAACGAGTTTGATATTGAATACGATTATGATGACTTTGATTATAATATTATCAAGCCAGGCATTAGTAACTTTGCTGATAGTTTGGTAAATGAGATTTGGCCATTTTTAAGAATAGTATGGCGCACAAAAGGTGCATATAAACTACATTTAAAGTTCCGCAAAGAATGGGAATATGAAGAATGGGGAGAGCGTAATGCTGCTCCATTGGATGCTGACTATATATTTGAAATAACAGATGATGGCAAATGGACTGCTGACTTTAAATGGAAATATCAACAAGACGAATACAGTGATTGGGAAGACAAGTACTGGATTGAAAATGGTGCAATGCAAATGAGTCCAGATCCTTCGAGCCCTGTTTGGAGTATTATGGATTTCACCCGAGATAATAGCAATGCAGTTATTAGAGCACGTAAACTTGCATGGAAAGGTGATGCAGAGAAAAAGTCTAAAGATCCTTATAATGCTTATGATTTTAAAAAGTTTAAGCAAGACGAAAAAGACTTTATAAGTGTACGTAATATAGACTTTAGTTTTGAATATGAATGGCAGGGCAAAGGAGACTGGAGTGAGTAATACATATTGCGTATACCCGTTTATAAACGTACACACTAACACCGATGGTAGATGTAAACTATGCTGCCATGTGTACAGTGAAGACTATATTCAAGTAGATGGCAAAGATGCTGTACTAGGTAAAACTGACTGGTGGAACATTTGGAACGGGCAATACATGCTGGATGTTCGTGCAAAGATGCTGGCCGGTGGCAAAGTTAAAGAATGCAATCGCTGCTACGAACACGAAGAAAAAGGTTTAGAAAGCAGCAGACAATGGGCCAACAAAACATATCGTGCATCTGTAACACACGGCAACCCTACACACTTAGAACTACGATTGGGCAACCATTGTAACCTAAAATGCAATAGTTGTTGGAGTGTGAGCAGTGATCAGATTTACAAAGAACGTAAGAAGATACTTGCTAAAGAGTCTGTACCTAAGTGGTTAGATGACCAATGGCAACACGAGATTAAAAGTGTAGAGGAACACGATTGGGCATGGTACGAGACTCAGGAGTTTCGTGACTTTGTAGATCAAGTTGCACCTACATTAGAACGACTGTACATGACAGGTGGTGAGCCTACACTGATACAAGCAAATCAGTATGTATTGGACAAACTAGTAGAAGCTGGTAATACAAAATGTCATGTAGCATGGACAACCAATATGACTACATGGCCAGAAGGGTTTTATGACAAACTAGATTTTTTTGACACTAGTGAAATACAGATGAGCATCGACGGTTATGGTGATCATAACATGTACATACGCTATCCAACTGATTGGAACAAGGTAGAAGAAAACTTTGACAAAGCAATGCGGTTGCCTGAAAAAGTACAACTAAAGATTTACTTTGTGTATCAAGCATGGAATGTGTTTGATGTTGACAAACTAATACGTTGGCTAGAACAAAAGCAAACAAGGCGTGTGGACTTTGTTCCTATTTTCTTAGAACATCCTGATCAACTGCACAGTTGTGTATGGCCTAGAGAACTACAGCATAATATCATTGGAAAACTAATGATGCTGGATACAAAGCTACACCAAGATGCTGTTCAAAGAATCATTAACTACACACAGAATACTAATAAATATTCAGCAGAGAACCTCATGAGAATGAAACAGTTCATTAGTATCAATGATAGATATCGCAAGTATAAGTTTGCAGATATTTTTCCATTACTAAATGACATATTGGAAACAGAATGCAAGAAATAAAAGCTATTTTACCAGCTAAAGACAAATGGGTAAGCCTAGTATGGCAAGTCAACGATTGGTGCAACTTTCGTTGTACATATTGCAGCGAATGGAACTGGGCAGGACGTAATAAAAACGATACAGATATTCCGTTGATTGTTGATACACTTGAGCGTATTATGTTACATTATAAAGCCAAAGGTTACAAGTATTTTAAACTGTATCTCAGCGGAGGCGAACCTACATTTTGGAAGGCACTTATTCCTGTTGTAGAAAAGTTTAGAGAACATGCAGAATGGCCTGGCAGTTGTGTAGGTATCAACACCAACTTTAGTAAGCCACTAAGCTGGTGGAAGGATCATCATCACTTGTTTGAAGATGTTGTTGCTAGTTATCATGCAGAATGGAGCAAAGACGACAAGTACATGGATGTTTACAAGTTCTTACAAGATAAGAAAAACTATTTGTGTAGTCGTATTATGATGCATCACGATCATTTTGAACAGTGTATGGCATTTGGCGACAGAATAAAAAATGAGTGTGACAACTATATGATTGAGTATGCACCAGTCTATGACGAGTTACGTCCTAGCACAGATCCGTATCATTATGACGAACCGTGGCAGATGGAGTTTTTTCAAACTAATAGTACAGTACAACAGCAGAGTATTCCTATAAAAAAAGATCCTAGTTATGCTTGGGCAAAAGTACAATACGAAGATGATACTATAGAACCTATTGATACAAACGGCATCATTACAAACGGTAAAAACTTCTTTAAAGGTTGGTTGTGCAATATACACGAAAGTTTGCACATTCATCCTAATGGTAAAATACAACAAGCAAGTTGTGGAGTAGGACCAGTTGTTGGAAATATTGTACAAGGCGAGTTTAATACTACAATGAGTGAAGGAGTGTGGTGTCCTAAATCACATTGTCATTGTGCAGCAGACTTTAATATTAGTAAAGCAAGGCCAGAATATGCAAAACAAATTAGATAAACTACCAAAAAACTTTTGTTACTTTAGTATGCAAGGATACAGCACACATTCGCATGGACGTACTAGACCATGTTGTTTTAGTAGAGTAGAAACTAATGCATACATGCCAGGTGTTGATGTAGATTCAGTTCCTTATTGGAAGGAACATCATAACTGGAATAGTCCTGATCTTGAAGATTTTATCAACGATCCAAAAGCCAAAGAAATACGCAAGCAACTACTAAATGACGAAGTTCCAGACGGATGTCGTAGTTGTTTCGAACTTGAAGATCAAGGCATACGCAGTTTTAGACAAACATGGAATGAAATATACGAAGATCAAATAGACACAACTTTAAAGCATGTTGATAATGAAGGACATTTAGATGCACAGGCTGTTACGTACTTGGATATCAGTTTGGGAAATATTTGTAACCTAAAGTGTAGAAGTTGCAATCCGTGGGCAAGTCATCGATGGATAGAAGAAGGACCTACAGTGCCACACACTGATTGGGATGACACAGCATATATGATTGCCAAAATGAGCAGTGACAAGCCTTGGTTTATTAAAGCATTTGCTGAAGGATTTTTTGATGAAGTACTGCCTAATGTAAAAGTTATTAACTTTATTGGTGGCGAACCGTTAGTGGTTGAAGAACATTATGCTTGGTTAGAACACATAGTAGACCAAGGTTGGAGTAAGGATATTGAGCTCCATTATAATACTAATGGTACAACTATACCCGATAGACTATTAGCTATCTGGGATAAGTTTAAAGGTGTTATATTAAGTTTGAGTATAGATGCTATAGGTGATCTTGCATACTATGTTAGACATCCTACCAAATGGAAAATAATAGAAAAGAATACAAAAAAACTAGCAGAGTTTAGTCGCACACGCAAAGGTGTTCTTGTGCATACACACGTTACACTTAGTTTGCTAAACTTGCATGACTTGCCCAACTTGTTGGATTGGTGCAAACACCAATATGATACGTGGCACTATGAATGGGATTGGGGCAACTATGGTTATCAAAACTGTCTGCCGCATTTTAACATTGTAGATTTTCCACGTCACTTGAATATACGAAACTTACCCGAAGATCGCAAAGTGTTGATGAACAAAATGTTGGAAGAGCAACATCTCAAATACAAAAATGCCAAGTTGCCGGATTGGGAGCAGTGGGCAGTTGAAAACATTATCAACTTAAAAAATATTCTAAATCAGCCACAAGATGAAACAGACTGGAAACACTTTATTGATAATACCAATGCTAGTGACAAGTTTAGAAAACTCGACATTGTTGAATATATTCCGTGGATGGAGAAATATTTTTGAAACTAGTAAGTTTTGGCGATGAACTAACTATAACTAAAAATAACCATGTTGACTTGTTGGCAAAGCAACTGGGCATGTCTGTGGTGAACAAAGGACTGGAAGATACCAGCAATGAAAGAATATTCAACGATGTTGTAAAGTTTATATGTGAAAACAACACAAGTGAATATTTTTTTTTAATAGGCTGGACATCGCAGGCAAGGCAAGATATATTCTGGAAGGATGAATACTTTACGTATCGTCCTGACAAACGTGTGTACAATGATAACACTATTAATGGAATGCACAGAGGAGATGAAATATTATTCAATCCTATATTAAATTCTGGACAATGGGCTACTATGGCATTGTCCTTACAACAAACATTTGAGTTTCATGATTGTAAATATTTTATGTACAATACACAAGATTGTATTCATATTAGTGATTACAATGCAAAAAATATTAAAAGTTTAAAAACAACAAACTATCATAATCCGTTGAATAAAAGCAGTAGTATGAAATACTATTTAGAACAACAAAGTTTACAATCGCACACTTGGGCAGATTTTCTTTATCGTAAAATAAATGCAGGAGGTGTGCTTTGAAATATCTAGTTGCATTTGGATGTAGTCATACCAATGGCAGCATGTTAGACGGAAAAAACAGTGCCAGTGAATACAATGTGCGCAACGGGTTTCCAGCTATGCTTGCAAAGCGTCATGGATATGAGCTGATTAATATAAGCAAACCCGGTGGCAGCAATCAACACATATTTCGTACAGTATTAGACTTTGTAAATAATCATATGGAAGACCAATATGATTATTTGTTTTTAATAAACTGGTCGGGTGCTAATAGAATAGAACTACGCTATCCTGAAAAGAATGATCTACACAACTATGTACATTATGGAGATCATCTTGACTTTAAAAGTGTTCCATTTACTGTAGGTATTAAACCTAGTATCTATACATATAAACCTATTGTGCATTTAATCAAATACATTCCTTATTTGTTTGATGACAATATGATGTTTGATAAATGGGCAACTTATGCTTACAGTTTGCAATGTATTCTAAAGAAAAATAATATACAATATCTAATGAGCAACACATGTGAAGGACTAAAATCAACAGAATACAATGCTAATGTTATAAACAAGTTGGATACATTACACTATCCACATATCAGCAGCGAAAAAGATGCAATGGTTACATGGTTGTTGAATCAAGGTGTTAAAAAAACACCTTGTTGGCATTTTAGAGAAGATGGACATGCATTGTGGGCAGATAGATTAGAAACATATCTCAAGGAGCTAGGGTATGTTGAATAGAAATATAGTAAGCAAAAACTTTAGATATCGTAGTAATGAGTTTAACTTTCGATTGGGCTTTCCTGAAGAAAAAACTGTAAAAATAGGATCATTATACACTCGTATTGATTATTGGAAAAATGTTTACTTCAATCTCTTAAAACTCAAACCATTTGATAATATAATGTTCTATATGAATCAAAGTGGATTTGATACATTTGCAATGATATTGGCTGCTACCGAACTTGATTTAAACATAGTTTCATCAAATCCTGATTTACTAATACACACACTTCCTGATACAACACTAGATACCAAAGGATTTAATAAGCATCGAAACTATAGTTATCATGATTTGTCAGATCATAAGTTTGACAGTGTTGTAGAATATACACAAACAGGAACTTCAACAATACTAGGTAAGACAAAAATACCAACAATAACTATACACGGAAATGTTCTGCACACAAAATATGATATTCAACCTGAGCTAATTATAGACTTTATGCTGCCGGCATTGATGAATGATGCTGTTGAAACACACACCTGCCTAGGATTCAATGATGTCGTCGAAGGTATGCATCGGATATTAAAAGTTGTGCAAATGCAAGGCATCAACTGTGTTCTTGTGCCATCTATTGAAACTTGCTATAGTTTTGTTGAAGTAGCATTGTTAAAAAGTATTAACATTAATAACTTGCGCATCAACTGTTGGGACAATGGCCTTATAACACCTGTTGTTAATCCTGAAACTATCAACTACAACGATCTCGATGACTTGCCCAGTAAATATCGCATCAAAGGAAAAATATTAAGAGATGTCACCGAAGATAAAATATATTTTCAGTTTGTAAAGCCTGTTGATAAAAGTATAGCCAAAATAAAAGTTTCTGCTATGAATGCCGAAGTCAAACGTAGAACAGGAAAAAAAATAAGCAAGTGGGCATATGCACAAGGGCCCGATGACGAAACATTAATTTTGTTTAGGAATCTAGAATGATTAAAATAATCTACAATGACGGATGTAGTTTAGGTGCCGGCGCAGAACACAAGAGTTGGGAAATGTTGCCCGAAGGTGAGGAAATCTGTGATAGTACTTGGACAGATATTATTAAAACCAAATATTACCCAAATGCTAAAAAAATAACCAAAGCCACAACTGGCTCAAGCAATCGAGGCATACGCAGACGAACTATACACAATGTACTAGAACTATTAGAAACATACAAATCTGATGAAATACTAGTGTTTATAATGTGGACTAGTTTTTATAGACGAGAGTTTTTATTATCTAATCCTAAACTTGACAGAGGAAATAAGTATTTTACACTATTACCCAGTGACACTGCTAGAGGATTAAAATCTCCTACAGGAAAACTAGTAAACAGTGACGAACGTAGAACTATATTAAAAGACAATCATTTAGATATAATTGCTGATGAAATCTATACACATCATAACAAGCCTCTAAATCACTTATATGAATCATTAGCAGATGTTGAAGCAACTAATATGTTTTTAAAGTTGCATAGTATAAGAAGTGTACAATGTTTTGGATTTGGATCTGATGTCAACCCTAATCTAGTATTAGATTTAGATGACGTATACACAAACTCAATAGTTAAACGAGTATTAAAATATAATATATATTATATTCCTACTTCACCTCCTCAAGGATTTTATGAGTACTCTGTTGGACAGCATTTCGAACTTGGCCCTGGTTTACATCCTTTGGAATCAGCACATAGAGCTTGGGCTAATATTATTCCAAGACATTTTAGGTTGACACCTGAAAAGTAGTATGCTATATTGGTAATATAAACAAGAGGGCAATGTTATGAGAACACAACCACAAGATGTAATCAAAAAACTTGAAGCAGACAACAGTCGCCTTGCTAAAGAAGCAGTATTGCTAGAAGCAATGGAAGAAGGACTAGACGAGTTCTTTGAAGGTGTACGCATGGCACTCGATGCTCTTGTTACTTTTGGTGTTAAGCAAGTACCTGAGCGTTCAGACATACTAACCGGACAAGGTCTTTCGTGGCCAGTGTTCAAAGAGCTTGCTGACAAACTTGCTAATCGTGAACTAACAGGACATGCGGCACGTGATGCTATTGAACTTGCAATGGGCATTGCTACCACAGAACAGTGGAATGGGTTTTATCGTCGTATCTTAATCAAAGATTTACGATGCGGAATGAGCGAAAAGACTGTTAACAAAGTTGCTAAACAGTTTCCACAATATGCTGTTCCTGTATTTACTTGCGCTCTTGCTCATGATAGTGCCAAGCACGAAAAGAAGATGACTGGTGTAAAGCAGATTGAAATCAAACTGGATGGCGTGCGTGTTATCACAATCATTCGTGGCAACAAAGTAGAAATGTTTAGTCGTAACGGAAAACAGTTTCACAACTTTGGACATATTATCAAAGAACTGGAAACAGTACTAAAAACTAATCCTGCACCTTATGACTTGATGTTGGATGGAGAAGTAATGAGTGCTAACTTCCAAGACCTTATGAAGCAAGTACATCGCAAGGAAAGTGTAGAAGCAAACGATGCTGTATTGCATTTGTTTGACTTAGCACCTCTAGCAGATTTTCAAAACGGTGGCTGGACAAAACCACAAGCATTTAGAAGTGCCGCAGTTAAAGCATGGGTAAACCAGCATACAGATATCTTACAGCACGTTACAGCGTTGGATTGGGAAGAAGTTAACCTAGACACACCAAAAGGTGAAGCTCGCTTTGTAGAGCTTAATAAGGCGGCTGTAGACGGGGGATACGAAGGTGTAATGATCAAAGACGTTGATGCACCATATGAATGTAAGCGTACACACGCTTGGCTCAAAGCCAAGCCTTTTATTGAAGTAACATTGGAGGTAGTAGATGTCGAAGAAGGAACAGGACGAAACAAAGGACGCCTTGGAGCGTTGGTATGCGCTGGAGAAGACGATGGACGAATGGTCCAAGTCAACTGCGGAAGTGGGTTTAGTGACGCTAATCGTGATGATTTTTGGAATAGCCGTAGCAGTCTTATTGGCCAGCTTGTAGAAGTAAGAGCAGACGCTCTTACACAAAATCAAGACGGCACATACAGTTTGCGCTTCCCACGCTTTAAAACATTCCGTGGATTCGAAGTCGGCGAAAAATTATGATAAAGGAGAACGAACAATGGCATATGTAACAGTTGATGTAGAGTTAAACGAGTTCAATGACGAAGAGATTGTATACGAACTTAAAGCCCGCGGATATTACGTGCAGAAAGAATCATTCGAATTTAACAAACTAGACAAGTATGATCTTGATTTCATGCTAGACTTGGTTGACAAGAACAACACAGACTTGTATACTAATAGAGTAAGAGATAAACTTTATAACCTAAGGCACGGATTATGAACATACAACACGAACCACTGTTTGATACAGCAAAGGTAGAAAAGATTTACTCAGAAAAAGATGGTGTAGATGTAAAGTACGTTTGTACCTCTGCTACTAACGAACATGCCGCACAGGCCGCTGACATCTTCTATCGTGAGATACCGCATCCAGAATTTGGCAATCGTTACTTTGGTATATTCCGCGCTACTGGGTATGGTGCTGCGTTAGAGCCTCAAATCATGATCACAAATGCTGATGTTGTAGAGTCATTTGTGTTTGGTATGATTGAAGGTCCTAATGGTTGGGAGTATTCACAGCATAGACATGACTATCGTATTGTAGGCGATTGTGCCGTTGATGGCGGTCGATCATACTTTAAACGTGCGGGTGATTTGAGTGTGCCTACTAAGTTTATGAAAATTGTTAATGGTGAGTTTGTAGATGAAAAGCAAGATCTCTAAAGATGACAGCAAAAAACTTGTGCGTGGCAGATCAACTACACTCCTATCAATATTGAGGAACTAAGGATTGTATAATGTCCAAGAATGTACGCAGGCCTCAGGCACCCAAGAGGCGCAACTTTGAAGCAAAGGCGGTAAGGGATCCACAAGGTCCCTTCCGTCCGCAAGTGATCAAGAATAAGATCAAAAAGAAACCCAAGTACAATAAGATTGAGTGGGACGAATAAAATGAAACGCAAATACGACCTTCCAAAAAAATATGAATTAGATAACGAAACAGTAGATCAGATGGCTATTCACAGTCTTAAAGAACACTACAACTATACTGTAGAAGACATGGACAACTTTGTGCTGCATCAAAAAGGACATCCAGATGACTATGAACGCAACATAGAACTAAAAAGTGCTTTCAAAATAGTTCTTGACTATTACGGAGAATAACTGTATATTAGTTTTAAACCAAGTAAGAGGCACACATGGCAAAGTATGGACCAAAAGTTTTTCCTAGTGACATTATTAATACTAAAAAACATTGGGCAATAGGCACAATTTGGAACGCCGAAGGCTCAAAAGGCATATATAATATTGAAATGGTGGACAAAGGCTTTACATGTGATTGCCCAGCATTTAAAAAGTGCAAGCACATTAAACAAGTAGAGGAAGCATTCAATGGCTAAAGCAAACAAAGCAGCAGCAAAACCTAAGAAAAAAACAGTACGGGCAGTGCGCCGAGGCGCCAATATGATGCCATTGATGCCAACAAAAGGATTAACTTGGAATAAGGCCAAGTACTACACACATTATGAAGTAGAATCAAAGGAGTGGCTAACAACTGTTAAAACATACATTAAAAATCATTACGACAAGAAGGTTGTTAGTTCAATCAACCGGCTACCAGATTGGAAAGTTGGTGGGAAAAGTCATTGGACTTGTGCGGCGTATTGTTTAGATAATTATCCAGAGATTGTTCCGCCAGCATACAGTGAAGGACTAAACAAGTGGATTCTTGAACTTGCCGAAGAAGGCGCTGCTCTTGTAGAAGAAAAGAAGGCAGAAGAAAAAACCAAAAAGAATGTATATGTTCCTAGTATACAAGAACGTATTACAGAACAGGCACAAGAGGCTTGTGATGCAATCGAAGAATGGCTTGAAGGATTTATCACCAACAAGAAAAATTTTGATCCAAAGGGTTTTGACTTTACTGCACACTTTGCTAAAATGAAAGTGTCGCAAGCCCATGCCCGCAAGATCAAAGGGTATTACGCAGGCGAACTTGCTGAAGCACAGTTGATTCAAAAGTTGCCTACTCCTGGCGAAATCAATCGTGAGAAGGACGAACACAAAGCTGACATGCTACAGCAGCTACGCGAAGGCTACAGCCATCTAACTAAAAAGGATGCAGCAACATACTTGGAAGCACTAGAGACGCTACACGGCGCTTGTGACCTTGTTATAGACGCTGCTAAAGCAACACGCAAACCACGTACAAAAAAGGCGCCAAGCAAAGAAAAGTTGATTGCTAAGTTGAAGTATCTTGAGCGTGATGATAAACTACAGCTAGTTAGTGTGAACCCATTGGATGTATTAGATGCTAAAGAAGTTTGGGTGTACAATACAAAAACACGCAAACTTGGCAAATATATTGCAGACGATCATGCTACAATACAAGTGAAAGGCACAACGCTGTTGCACTATGATGAAAAGAACAGTGTACAAAAAACATTACGCAAGCCAGACGAAACTCTTAAATCATTTAAAAAAGCCGGTAAGGTGCAACTACGCAAGTTTATGGATGAGATTAAAACAACTGATATCAAACTCAACGGACGTTTAAATAGTGATACTATTATTCTAAAATGTACACAATAAATAAGTATATGAATAATAAGAATAGAATTGAAAAACAAGTAGCACGTTGGGACTTATATGCAAAAATAGCCCCAACGTTTTTTTTAGTTGTAGCAACAATAGCACTTACCTACGGTATAACAAGTTTTGATACACTGTTTAATATAGGAATGGTGCTATTTGCGTTTACTGCGGTAACTTGGTGGTTCTGGACTATTTTTACAATACGATATATTATTAACATAATGTCAGTGGCAACACAGGACTTGATAGATGTTAAACAAGATCTTAAAGAGATCAGAGAGGAGTACGTAGATGACTCCAAGTAGAATAGTAATACTTAATATAATAAGCGGGCTGAGTTTGGCAACATGCATTATATTTGGTGTAACATACATGAGTTTCAAAAACGCCAATGTATTCCAAGATATAAAGATTGAAATAATAAATAACCCTGTTACCGGAAGTAGTGATATTGAATTTTCAATGATAGGATACAAGAGATATGAGTGCAACAGTACACGAATATACGGAGTTGCATATGCAGAAGACGGCAGTCATTCACACCAGTTAGATGCTTTTACAAGACAGTATACACGCAACGTGCGTCCGGGCGAAATAGTGCCAAACACGTGGAGTATGGAACGACCTGCAGATATGGACCACAATGCTCGCTATAGAGTAACTATGTACGGAGACTTTGTTTGCAATCACTGGGTATTCAAAGTTCCTAAAACAGCAGAGTATAGTAATATATTATTAATTGTAGAACCAGTTGACAATAACACAGAATAGTAGTATTATAAGTAATACAGTGGACTAAGTGTTCGACCCACTTTAAATATTCCGCACACTCCATTAACAAAGGAGTATACTAATGGCTTATTATTCGACTAAAACATACGGACACCAAATTGGCTTATCAGCAGTGTTCCGTCAACCACATGCAGATCATTCACACTGCAAATTCTTACATGGCTATAGCTTGGGTTTCAGGTTCACATTTGGCTGTGAAGAACTAGACAACAAAAACTGGGCAGTAGACTTTGGTGGCCTCAAACCTCTCAAAGCATGGCTTGAAGATACATTTGATCACAAGACAGTCATTGACAGAGATGATCCGTTCTTGTACAAGTTTGCAGAGCTTGAAAACATGGGCTTGTGTGAAATCACAGTGCTAGACGGAGTTGGTGCAGAGAAGTTCGCATATCATGCTTGGCGTTTTGCCGACAAACTGATACGTGAAGCAACAGACAATCGTTGCTGGTGTGCAGAAGTAGAATGTTCAGAGCATGGAGCAAACAGTGCAATCTACAAAGCAGTGGACTGAGACTAAAGCAGAACGCAAAGCAAGGAAGGCCCGCGACAAAGCGGGTCTGCCTGTTGTTCCTGTACCAAACCCTAATGTTGAAACAATATCAACTCCTAAAAGATATGTAGCGTGTCTAAAATGGGGTGACAAATATTCTGCTGAGTACGTAAACAAGTTATACAATATGGTGGATAGGAATATCACTATTGATTATGAGTTTGTATGCTTTACAGAAAACACAACAGGATTGAACAAAAATATCACAACCTATCCACTGCCAAAAATAAGAGCCAATGGCTGGTGGTACAAACCTATGTTTGTTGGTGCTGACTTGCCAATAAAAGGAACACTGTTATTTTTAGATTTAGACGTTGTAGTTTTTAAAAACATTGACAAACTGTTTACACATCAACCTAATAGATTTTGTATCATACGTGATTTTAATCGTAGTCAACGCAAAGATTGGAATCGTATGAACAGTAGTGTATTTAGAATAAACATTGGAGCATACGATAATATTTGGCAACAATTCAAACAAAATCCGCTGGCGCACATGCAACGATTGCGTGGAGATCAAGATTGGATGTTTAAACACATTACTGATCATCAATTCTGGCCTGACGAATGGATAATGAGTTACAAGTGGGAAATGAGAGACAGGAGAGATCTCAAACTTGATCCTGTAAGAAAACGTAACTTTGTAATAGACGCACCACCTAAAATAGATCCTAATACATGTATTGCTGTATTTCACGGAGAACCAAATCCAGAAGATGCAAATGACAGTTGGGTAAAGGAACATTGGCAATGACAACAACTAACATTTATGTAGTACATACCTATAATAAAACTTCACAAGAATCAAACTATAGATATCACGGAGTATATAGCAGTAAAGAACTTGCTGATGCCGCGGGCAAAGAATACTGCGAAACATGGGGCGAAGATTCACTATGTTATACAGTAAATATAAGTGCATTGGACGATATCATTAATGGTGTACACAGGAGCGAGCTTAGTGGTTGACAAACTAGTTAAAATCTAGTATAGTAGTTGTATGATTAGAACTTATATGATGTATGCAGGTCTTACTTTTCTCGGCTACGAGTATGGCGAGACCGAAGAGGCAGTGGTTTTTAGGACGGTTGGCAAGTTTGGCCCTCCCCAAAACTGGAACGAAACCAAATATACAGCAACACTTATCAAGTTGCCCGAACTGGACCTAGTATGACAAAACGCATCGGCTTTGCCTGCAAGTATCTACATTACAATCAATCACAGCCTAAGAAGCTGTTAGAAGAACTACAGCGACCTCTTACAGAGCGCAGCACCACAGTTGCTTGGCTAAATAGACAAACAACGGCAGTTGCAGAAGAACGCATGTGGGATATCATGGTTCATAATGCTGCCGCAGCAAAAAGGTTAGTTGAATATGTGGGAAGCCTTCCTCCAGAGCTTAGAATGGTCCGACTGGGTAGTAATCAGCTTCCTTGTTATACCCAGCGTGACTGGAGTTATTTTTGGCAGCGTCCTGACGTTATTGCACATGGTGAGAGAGAATATGCAAAAGTCGGTGAAGCGGCAAGAGCCCTTGATGTGCGACTATCAATGCATCCAGGACAATTCTGTGTACTCGCAAGTGACAATGACGAAATCGTCGAAAGGAGCATAGAAGAATTTGAATATCACGCCACTCTCATACGGTGGATGGGCTACGGAAAACGCTTCCAAGACTTCAAGTGCAACGTACACATCTCAGGCCGCAAAGGTCCAGCCGGTATCCGCGACACGCTTAAACGCCTCTCGCCAGAAGCAAGAAACACTATTACAATCGAAAACGACGAAAACAAATGGGGAATTGGAGACAGTCTTGAGCTTGCAAACGATCTCGCTCTGGTGCTAGACATCCACCATCACTGGTGTCGTGAAGGAGAATATATTCAACCCGATGATGACCGTATTAAACGTATTGTCGATAGCTGGCGTGGCGAGCGTCCTGCTATGCATTACAGTTGTAGCCGCGAGGATGTACTACAAGAATTTGATCCAGGTGTACGACCAGACATGGCAACACTGCTTGAAAGTGGATACAAAAAAGGAAAACTAAGAGCACACAGTGATTACATGTGGAATAATGCAGTCAATGAATGGGCATTGTCGCATTGGGAGTGGGCAGACATTATGGTCGAGGCTAAGATGAAAAACTTGGCAAGTGGACAACTTTATAGCATGACCGAAGAGTCCAAGCAAATGGCAGCATAAATACAGCATGGAGAACAACATGAGAAGCAACTTTATACAAACGATGTATGCACGTACACAAGCGCCTACACAGTCACAGGATAAAAATCCTAACAGAGTGCTGGGCGGACTCAAGGGCGCAGGCGTAAATAGTTTTACCATGCTTGGCGAAGATGGTATGGAAAAACAAATACCAACTCAAGCATATGTTTTTGCACTTGAAGAAAAGTTAAGTAGATTAGAACAACAACTAAAAGAACAAGACAAACGTATTAGGAGATTATCAAATGATCAAAAACTGGATAGAAACACGATTACGGGAGCGGTCAACCGTTGACGGAGTGCTAATGGTAGCAGCAGGCGCAGCTATTATTATCTTTTCCCCATTAACTAAACTTATTGCTTATGGTGCTATTGCATACGGAGCATGGACTATTTGGCGCAAAGGTTAAAAGTTGCAGCCATTGGATGTAGTTTTACAAACTACATTTGGCCTACATATGCAGATGTACTTCAAGCAGACAAGTTTGGTCAAGCAGGTATTGGCAACGAGCGCATCTTCTACATATTATGTCACTTATACAAAACACAGCAGTTGTATCTTTATGATGCAATTATTATTCAATGGACTGGTCCTTTTAGATTTGATTACTTAAAAAAAGACGGATGGACACACAATGACGGCAATATTGCCCATAGTGTAGAAAATAGGTATATTTGGAAGAAAATTAAAGAGTGGTACAATGAAGATTTTGAAACTGAAAAAAGTGAAAATTATATTTTAGCAACAAAAGCAATTTGCGATAAGATAGGAATAAAACAATATCATATGTCCATGACTGATTTTATAGACTATGTAGACCTACCTGAACTAAGTGATAATTTTAAAGGAAGGTATCAAATACAAAGTGCTAAATGGTCAAAAACACCATTTGAAGATGGGCATCCTGATATTCCTTCTCATATTTCAATAGCAGAAAAAGCCGCAGAATATTTACAAACTAACATTAGTCCTATTATGACAAACAAGTGTAACGATTTTCACAAACAGATTTTAAAAGGAATGACGTTTGAAGATATAGATAATGATTACAAGCTATATTTTTCCAATAGGCATATTACTGCTTGCTGACATTTTCCATACTTGCTTTGCATTCACTCCACGCTGTTGTGCAAAACGTTTTGCATCGCAGTTTTCGCATACATGGAAATAGTTGTTGCTGAGTCTTTTTGGATCCATACTTCCTCGCTCTCTAGCAAACTCTTCGTTGCAGTTATCGCAACGTAGCAGTACCATTGTTTTTTTACGATTATACGTGTGTTGTTTGCCGAGTTTACTGCGGCGCATGTGCCACGTATCAATTAAATATTCTTTTAGAAACATAAGTATATTTACCACTGATTTACATTAAGATTATAAAATACAACGATAAATATTAGAAAGGAACACTATGAGCATACTAACATTAACTCCAGCAGCAGAGAAACAAATCGATCTTCTAAGTGAAGAAAACAACTGCTACGGCATTACACTAAACATCAAGGGTGGTGGATGTGCTGGATTTGAATACGAATGGGGTACAGTAGCTACTCCAGCAGACTTAGCAGCAGATGACGAAGTTGTAAAAACAACAAATGGATGTGCGTTTGTAGTAGGCGCTCACAGTTTAATGTTTCTAATAGGAACCGAAGTGGATTATGTAAAAAGTTTAGTTGGTGCTAACTTTGAAATAAACAATCCAAATGCACAGAGTTCATGCGGATGTGGCGTAAGCGTCAACTTCGATATGGATAATTTAGTACCACAGTTTTAAAGGATAAAGAAATGGCAAGACAAGAAGTTGATATTGGTATCGAGGGTAATGACGGCACAGGCGATAGCATCCGTGAAAGTTTCAAAAAAGTAAATACAAACTTTACTGAACTATATGCTGTATTTGGGCTTGGCGGTGCAATATCATTTAAAAATATCGACGATGTTCCTGATTCATATTTAGGAAACACAGGTGCTATCACAGCAGTTAACAGTACAGAAACTGGGTTAAACTTTTATAAGTTTGTTAGTGATACTGGCAATAACGGCTCGGATAAAGCAGTTAATACTATTAATAATAGTGTCGTTGTTGAGTTTGATGATGTAGATCCTGCTACGCCTAATCAAAGCGGCACAGTCAAGATTATCATCAATGATCCACATATTGAACGTGATCCTGATCCGGTATTAAATGCTCCCTTAAACGCTCAAGCAGTAACAGCATATAGTAATGCTATTAATACAACACTAAGAAATACCGGAGCAGGTGATGATATTAATACACTTGTTACCAACTGGGCAACTACACATCCTGGATCAGCAGCTATTTCTACTGACAATGTTATCATCAGTAAGGGTTATGCAGATGATAACTATGTAAATGTAGCAGGCGATACCATGACTGGTGCTTTGAATGTTCCAGCAAGTGCTACTGGTACACAAGTTCCACAAACACAAGAAGTTATTACACGAGCAGGTAGCGAAACCAACAGACGTATGTTAGACACACTTTACCTAGCGGATCACCCAAATCCTCTCGAAGGGTTCGGCGCTCCAAATGGTAAAGATGATTTACAAGCTGTTACAAAACTTTATGTTGATACACAGGGCTATGCTAGTGCAACAAACATTTATGTTTCAACATCTGGCGATGATTCACAAAAAGCAGCTCCAGCTGGCCAAGAAGGTAGGTCGCCACAGTATGCTTACAAATCTGTTAATGCTGCTATGATTAAAGCAGAATCGATTATTGAAGCTACTCCATACGAACCTGGTCCTTATGTACAGCAAGTAACATACGACAATGGCGCTGTTAATAGTATTATTGATAGTATTACAGGATATACCAGTCCAGCAACCGCAGTAGCAGCTAGTAACTTAGCTGTGTCTAATACAAACTCTATACAAGAATTTGTACAAGATTACATTGAAGTTAACTTTGCAGACTTAACATACGATATACAACTTTGTAAACGTGATGTACAACTAATGATCGATTCTGTAAGACTTGATGTTAATGCAGGATTAACAGTAAACTATCTATCACGTTGGGCAGGCCTAAGATACAATGCAAACCCAAGTGCAATTAAAGCACAAGTAGATCAAGGAGCAGCTACACGAGCATCAATTGCTGTGGTTAGAGCACAGTTGGTTAGTGCATTTAATGACGCTAATACAGCAGCACCGGGCACAATCTCAGCAAGTGTTATTACAGCCTACACTGATCGTTTTAATGAAATCATTGACATTTTGTCAGGAACAGATGTTGCCCTTGCAGCTACAGGCGCAGGATATACATTTGCATTTACTAATGGTACAAACGCAGCAGTTGATCAAGGTGGTGAAGGCAATCCTGATCTTATTGAAGGTAAAATCATTGTAGGGAAACTATCAGGTGCAAAAGGTATTATTACTGATTACACTCGTAGCGCAAGTGTTACTACTGATAGTATAGTAGTTGACCTAGTTGAACCTATTGAGTTTATTGCAGGTGAAGAACTAGAATTTGGTAATATTACTAGAAACAACCAAATCACAGTAAGAATTGAAAGTGGTATTTATTACGAACACCTTCCTATTAAGTTACCTGAAAACGTAAGTATCAAAGGCGATGAGTTTAGACGAGTTGTTCTACGTCCAAAGCCTGGTGTTTCGCAGAGTAAATGGAATCATACATATTTCTATAGAGATATTGTAACTGATGGACTTATATCAGCATATTCACCAGCTGCAACACTAACAAATGTGTCTGCTGATGATCCGGCACGTACACTAGGAACATATCAGATAGGTGTAGATGATTGGGGATCTAATGGTGCCGGCGTAAAAGCTACATTCCAGGTTATTGTTTTATCAGGTGGAGCCTGTACTGTAACCATTACAAGTGGCGGCGATGGATTTATTGTTGGCGAAACAATAACTATTAACGACAGTAAAATTGGTGCTGGTGGCGGAGCAGACTTAACGTTTGATATTGCAACTACAGGCGGCGGCTATCACTTTACACACCCAGTTAGTGGCAAGCAAGGAAAATATGGATATCATTATGTTTCTGATCCTAGTAAAATAGCAGATGTAGGCACCGATGCTACAGCCAATCCTGGAAACTTTAAAGAAGCTGCAAGATTGATTGAACTCAACAAAGCCTATTTGGTAGAAGAAACAATCGAATATGTTAATGCAACATATCCTTCCTTGGTTTACAACGAAACCAAATGTCGTAGAGATACTGGATTGATTGTTGACGGTATTGTTAAAGATTTACGTGTAGGTGGAAGAGAAAACACTCTTACAAATCAAGGCGCATACTATGCAGGTGCCGTTGCAGGACAAGAAACAGAAACTGCCGCAGCAATAACAAATCTAAAAGCTATTATCACAAACGTACTAGCCAACGATTCAGGCAATGGTTATGCAGGAACAGGAAGTGTTGCTCAGATATTTGATGAAGATTATACAGCAGAAACCGAATCAAATACACAAGCTAATGCGTTGGTCGATTGTGTTGCATATTTTAATAATGTAAACTATAATCCTCCATTAAACAACAGTGAAATGGATGTTCTACTGTGTAATGATGGTACTATTGTAAGAAACATTACTGTACAAAGACAAGGCGGATTTATGATGGTGCTTGACCCAGAAGGTCAAATATTAACACGTTCGCCTTATTGTCAAACAGGATCAAGTTTTGCACAATCAAAAGGAACAAACAGAAACTTTGCAGGCGGATTGTTTGTTGACGGATATGCAGGTAATATGCCTGCAACTATTGACACAGTAAATAGTGCATTTAGTATTAGTGTAAGTTCACCGACTGATCAAGGTTTATTTGTAAGAAGACCTCCTACACCGTTTCCGTTCTTTATCAACGGTGCAAGATATCAAGTTAACACAATATCTGCATACGATAAAGCTGCCGGAACTGCTACATTTATTTTAGATGAAACCAGTAATCCAAGCGAAAGTACATCACGCAACATAGATAATATTACACAGGCAGCAACCGCTGTGCTGCGCACAACTACTGTACATCCATACTCAGATGCAGATCGTATTACAATCAGTAATGTAAATGGTATGGTTGAAATAAACAGTGCTACGTTGTATGTTAAAACCACAATCAATCCAAATGAAGTCGAACTATATACCGATGCAGCTCTAACAGCAGGTTATAATACTAGTGCATTTAGTGCATACACAGGCAGCGGCCTTGCTCAAACGTTTGTAGTTGGTCGAGGGTATACTGGCAGCACTGGTGTTGACATATTTGTACAAAGTGGTGGTAACAGAAGTATGTTAGCAAACGACTTTACACAAATCAACGATTTAGGGTTTGGTGCATTATGTGTTAACAACGCACTAGCAGAACTTGTTAGTATGTTTACATACTATTGTCATACTGGATATCTTGCACTAGACGGATCTCAAATACGTAGTCTTGGAGGCAACAACAGTTATGGTATTTACGGACTGGTTTCGGCAGGCGCAGATCCAGATGAAGTTGCTACAGATGTTACACTAGGTGCTAATATGGTATTTCCTGGAAAAACATTTAGAGCAGATGGCATATTAGATTTTTCAGCTGCGGCACCGTCTACAGGAAATATTAGTGCAGGACAAACACTAACACAAGGCTTGATCAATGCTACTATTACCGCTGTTACACAAGCAAGTCCAGCATCAGTTACTGCAACTGGACATGGGCTAACCAATGCCGATCTAGTTACAATATCTGGAGTTGTTGGTATGACAGAACTAAATGGCTTGCAGTTTTATGTAAGTGTAACAAATGTTAACGAATTTACATTGTACACTGACGCTGGATTAAGTTCTGCATATGATTCTTCAACCAACACTGCATACACTAGTGGAGGTGTTGCAACTAGAGCAGCTAATGCGACAGGTATACTAAGTTTCACAGGTGAAGAAGATGGTAGTGGAGATCCTACTAGATTGTATGTACATACCACAACAGGAACATTCAACACAACTGCAACTATTACTTCACCTACAAGTACAAATGTTGGTATTCCGGCAACAGTTACAACACTAGACAATGATGCACCAGAAGATTCGTTGTTTATGTATGTTTATGATTTAAAAGAATATCCTCATAACGTAAGTGAAGTTGAAATACTACACAATACTGGATTGTATCAACCATACGAAATAACAAACGCAAGTGATGCCAACTTTACATTAAGTAGTTACGACATTGACACTAGTAGTGCAGTCGGACTTACAGGTACATACACTGCTGATACAGCTATCTTTAAAGTCAAGAAAACACGAGCTGACAACTACAGTGTTGATATTACAGGAGGCGGCAGTGGAGCAGGTGCAGCCGGCGAGACAATCATTATTCCAGGTACACTGCTTGGCGGTGCTACACCTGCTAACGATGCTACTATTACAACAACAGATGTAGACGGTGGAGTAATAACGGCTGCTAGTATTGCAGGTACTCCGAGATTTGATGATAGTACTCCTGTGCGTGATGGTAAAGTATGGAAGTTAAACTTTGGTACTGGACTCGAAGGAACAGCATCAAATGGTTTACAAGAAAATACTGATCACGATACCAAACTTGTAATACGTCACAAGCAAAACTTCTTACTCGATGACTTTGGTACAGAAGAACTACCAACTCGTCCAAGTACAGCATTTACTTTCACGCAAGATACTACAGAGTATGTGTATCGTACTATTCTATTCGGCAATCAAATCACAGATGGAGTAACTACAACGGCTAACCAGCGTATGGTGACATTTGATAGTAACTTTAGATACACTGATTTAAGCGTTAATCAAAGTATAATAACCGCTACTGAAAGTTTCTTTAGTGCTAACAGTACTGTAAACTCAAACTATACTGATATTGTAGCTGCTGCCACACCAAGTGCAACTATTACAATGGGTGCTACTGCTGCAACTACAAGCACAGACGGGAGTAGATTTATTGCAATTGGGCAACTAGATGCTACTGAAAGAACACGTTTAGCAAATGCTGATATGATTGTTACATGGGGCGGCAAAACCTATCAGATAGATGACTATGCAGAATACTCATACACAGGTGGCAGCGGTACTGTTGCAATGGCTGTAATACAGATTTCTGATGTTGCTAATACAGATATTCACTGGCCTGCATTGAATCCTGGACTTGCTAAGACATTGGTCAACAGTGGTGGTATAACACTAAAAGCTGGATTATCATCTGGAGAAGCAGCAGAGATTACTGTTAACATTAGTACCAACAGAGCAACAGGACACGATATGCTTGACATTGGTACAGGTGGATTTAACACCAGTAACTATCCAGAACGTATTTACGGTTCACCATTTGGATTTGCTCCTGTTTCATCCGGCGATGCAATCGACAGTACTGGTAATGCAAGTGCAGCACAAGTACAAGAACGCAACAAAGGTCGAGTTTTTGCTACACTTACTGACCAAGATGGTTTCTTCCGTGTAGGTAGATTCTTTACAGTCGACCAAGGTACTGGTAGTGTTACATTCAATGCTGCACTTGTTCTTACAAACATTGATGGTATTGGATTTAAGCGTGGTGTGCGTGTTAACGAGTTTAGCAACGACGATACGTTTACTGATGCCAAAGGCGATGCAGTACCAACACAGACTGCAACAGAAGGTTACATAGATCAGCGTTTAGGATTTGATAGAGATGGCGCTACAGGCGGTACAGTTATCGGTCCAGGCGTAATGAGTTTAGGTGGTCCAGGGTTTAGTCAAACTATTATGAACAGTGACATGAACTTGGGTAGTAATCGTATTACTAACTTAGGAACACCAACTGCTTCAAGTGATGCTACAACAAAACAATATGTTGATCAAAAAACAGATCAACTAAATGATATCGGCGATGTAACTATTACAGGAACAGGCGCTCCTATCACTAGCAACATTTTAGCATTTGTAGGAACTAATCAACAAAGTGTAAATGTTGAAGTAACTGGCGATATTGGACTTACATATACAAGTGGTAATAGTATTACAGCAAATATCAATACTGGTGTTATTGTTAACAATGATATTAATGCTAGTGCTGCAATAGATCAAAGCAAACTTAATATGAATGCTGCGACTACAAGAGTAAATGCAGTTGGTATTACACAAGCAGACTTAGGGTTGGCGAGTTTCCATAGTACACAGTTTACATCAACCAATGGCTGGATAGAGCTTGAAGACTTGGGTGTTGTAAATGCTAAACTAGCAAATGATGATGTAACTATTGGTGGCACTAGTATTGCACTTGGTGCAACAAGTACAAGTATTACAGGCTTAACAGGTCTTACATTTGATAGTGGTACTATTAGTGGTACCGTTGGTATAAACATCACAGGTAGCATTACACATACAGGTAATATTGTAGGTCCAGCAAACAGCGGCGCAGACAATGGTGTGAGTATTGGTAGTAGTACAAATAGATACAACACTGTATGGGCAACAACATTTAATGGTGAAGCAACCGCAGCACTATATGCCGACCTTGCAGAGAACTATTTAGGTGATGCAGCATATGAACCAGGAACAGTACTTGTATTTGGCGGTGATGAAGAAGTTACTGCATGTACTGCCAAAGGACAAACTAGTGCAGCAGGTGTTGTTACAACCAATCCAGCACACTTAATGAATAGTGCATTGCAAGGCGAACATGTAGTAGGTGTAGCACTACAAGGGAGAGTCCCTTGTAAAGTTATTGGTAAGGTTGCCAAAGGTGACATGCTTGTTACAAGTGCTGTACCAGGTTATGCTATTGTCAACAACACACCAAATGTCGGACAAGTTATTGGTAAGGCAGTTGGAACAAAGGACGACAGCGAACGTGGTGTTGTTGAAGTAGTAGTAGGGAGAGTATAATGGCACAACAAACAATAAATGTAGGCACTGGAGCAAATACAGGAGGGGGAGATCCCCTCCGCAATGCAATGATAAAAATCAATGAAAACTTTACAGAGTTATATGCAGATATAGCAGCACTAGAAGATGGTGACATTACTACGGATATCAAAGGCAGTGTGTTTGCTGATGATAGTACATTATTAGTAGATGCTGTAAATGGTGTTATTCCGGGTTATGTAAGTTTAGCAACATTGCAATCTGAAGTAGCAGCAAGCGCAGACTTTGCTGACTTTCAAGCAAGAATAGCAGCATTGTAAATATACGATAAATATAAAAAAGAACAGGATTTAGAGAATGGCAAATAGATTTCCACTAGTAGTAGACACAAATGACGGTAACAGACTGAAAGAAATCCCTAGTGGCGACTCATTAGATTTTTCAAGTGTTGGCATTGCTAACCTAACTAGTCTAAGTGTAAGCGGATCACTAAGCGGTAGTACATTATCTACCACCGGAAACGTTTCCTTAGGCGGCACATTAAATGTAACCGGTGCTAGTACAATAACTACACTGTCAGCAACTACAATGACTGCAACTTCGCTAACACTCAATGGGAATCTTGTTGTTCCGCAAGTACAAAGTGATTGGACTGAAACAGATACAAACAGTGCTGCATTTATTCTCAACAAACCAGATCTTCAAGCTATTGACAACCTAGACGATATCGGAGACGTTTTTGTTTCCGATGCTGTTTTAAATGATGTATTAAAATATGACGGAACAAGTTGGCAAGCATCGCCGGAAGCAGGCGGTATAGGATTTGCTGATTTTAGTGTTGTAACCAATCCAGCAAGCGGTCAAGGTAGTTTGATATATAATGCTGCTGGTGTGTTTACATTTACTCCTGCCGATGCACTAACTGCAGGTTCTAATATTAGTTTACTAACCAATGATAGTGAATTTACAACCATTGCTGAGATTAATACAAACAACTATTTACAACAAGGCGATGTTATTGGTAGCGGAAGAATTACAGCTACAGCAGCAAGTGGGCAAGTTACACTTACATTTGATGCAACAGGTTTGTTAACAATTGAAACTGACACACTTGCAACTGTTACAGGCAGAGGTGCAACCACTACAACGGCGCTCGAAGCAGATGCATTTAATCAAGCACCTACAAGTACAAGCACCAACACACTAAAAGATGTAAGCATAGAAACACTTGATATTTTAACAAGTATTACAAGTACAGCAGCCAACTTTAGTACAGGCGGCAGTATAAGTGCAACCACAGGCACCGTTACTGGAAATACAGTAACAGCTTCAAGTACATTAAATACACCACTGATTGCAGGAGTTGGATCTATAACGAATACTGCTACAATTTCGGTAAACCCAGGAACAAACAATGCTCTTAAGATCGAAAGCGGGAGGCTAGAACTACTAGCAACCTCGTTACCACCGGCTTCGCCAGTAGCAGGACAAATTTTCTATGATGGCAGTGCATTCTACGGATATGTAGGCGACAACGGCAGCGGAAGTGCTGGCGCTGTAATGTTTCCAGCGTTTTACTCAATACTTGGATTACAACTTCCTGCATTTGAAAATGCTGATTTGCCAAGCGCAGCAGATGGATCCAATGAAGGAATGATAGCATGGGATTTAACAAATAGTAGTGTTGTAGTATTTAATGGAACAAGTTGGTCAAACGTATAATACTAGTTTCTGATAAATATGTATAACAGGAGACTAACATGGCAATTCAAGATATTAATGTAGGATTACTTGCTAACGACGGCACAGGCGATGATTTACGAGAAGCATTTATTAAGGTAAATCAAAACTTTGACGAGCTAGATTTAAAAGTATCAGCCGTCACAGAAATCTCAGCAGAAAATATTGGCGATGCCGGTTACGGAATATTTGCACAAGAAGTTTCAAATACGTTCCAGTTTAGAAAACTATTAGTCGATCCATTATATTCAGATACAATGAGTATACGTATTAGTGATGACGGCAACAATGTTTATCTAGCTAGTGCAACTGGGTATACTAGAATAACTGACGGAACTACAAGTGCTGTTGTATCTCCAACGACTTTTATTACAATCAATGGTACTGGTGCTGCACAAGCAACAGTAGCAGGCGGCGTTGCTCCTAGTATAACAATAGATAGTTTGCTTTCGAGAGAAACAACTCCAACACTTAATGCAACACTAAATGCTAATAGTAATCCTATTACTAACATTACTTCTCTTAATGATATTACTATGGCAGAACTCGAACAAGCGTTTGAATGGGACTTTGGAGACCTAACAAGAAATAGAACTAGCATCATTGATTTTATTTTGAAATCAGTAGATGTTGACTTTGGTACATCTCAAGATGTATTCTCTCCTGCAGATGGCACTGCTGATTTTGGAAATAGTAACGCAACATTCGATGAAGCTTTGTAAGGGGATATAAATGGCACTACCAAGCTGGACTAAAATATCAGGATCAGAACTTGCAAGTATACAAGAAAGAACTGATGTTAGCATTGCATTACCGCTAGAAGAAACAAGTGGTATAACAGTTACGCTGATATCTGGTGCATTGCCAACTGGACTTCGTATTAATGATTATCGTATAAAAGGTGTTGCAGTCGAAGTTAGTAAAACCACTGAGTTTGAGTTTGTTTTGAGAGCAAGTAATATTGAAGGAATAGCTGACAGAACTTACAAAATCGTAGTTGAAGGAGCCGATGCTCCTGTGTGGCAAACACCCGAAGGTGAACTAGGATTAACTAGAAGTTTCAGAAATCAATACTGGGTCGATACTCTTAATACCGAGTGGGGAATATATGAATCAAATGCTGGTAGCAGTTGGTTGGCTGTTGATGTTGATGTGTACGAAACTATTCCGAGTAGAGAAACAGGTAATAGTGGCGACTATGCTTATGTAAGCAGTTTAAAACAGTTTTGGTATAAAGTCGATACACGCTGGTATAGAATAAACACAACACAAATACAAGGCATACTTGGTAATGATAAAACACTTGCTATTTCAAGTACTGTGCCTAATCCTAACATAGATGATTTTTGGTTCAACACCAATAAAAGCAACGACGGATTAAATCTAGTATTAAGATATTGGGACGAAGTTGCAATGGTATGGAAGCCACTAGATTATGTTGTAAGTAAAACACCTCCAATATCACCGTTTGAAGATCAGATATGGGTTCACATTTTTGATGATACATTTGACTTTCAAATAAAAGTTTATAATGACAGCGAAAATATTTGGGAACTGGTTGATGCTACTTATAGTACAACTCCTCCAGATAGACTTAATATTGCTTACTTTATTTTAGACAGCAGCATAGTTGACTTTCAGTTAGAAGCAATAGATAGAGATTTAACAACTGGACAAAGTCTAAGATATTTTATTGCAGATGAAGACGGAGAGTTGCCTCCAGGTCTGAAACTTACAGAGGATGGAAAAATATCAGGTATTGTTGATCCATTATTATCTTTGGATGTGGATGACGCAGCAGGGTATGACACCGGCGAGTACGATACTGTACCATTGGACTTGGTTGTATTGGACGACGATGGCTACGATAGTTATTTTTATGACACTACATTTTATGGATTTAGTACACCAACAAGACGTCCAACAAAACTAAATCGCAAGTATACCTTTTCTGTAACAGTCGAAGATGATACTAGTTTTAGCAAACGTGAGTTTAGTATTTTTGTTGTAGGAGATGACTTCTTGCGTTCAGACAATACTATTATGAAAGCTGCTACAGGATTATTTACAGCAGATAATACATATCTACGCAAACCAGTATGGCTAACATCTGGAAATCTTGGAGTTAAGAGAGCAGAAAACTATGTTACCATCTTCTTGGATGTATACGATCCAAACTCCTTACTAGGTCAAATAAGCTACAATCAACAACCATTTAATGACGATGGTACTCCAAGTGTACTACCTCCAGGGTTAGTACTCGATGGAATCACAGGAGAACTAGCAGGAACAATACCATATCAACCCGCTGTTAATAGAGAATACAAGTTTACTGTCGAAGCATTGAGACAAGAAGTAGATAGCGATGATGTAGTAGAAATAAATATCGGTGTATATGAAGATACACTCACCGGCACATCTCAAATAAAAATAAACAAACTTCCTATTAATAGAGACGACGGTGTCGACGATCTATTAAGTCTCATTGAGCAAGACATAGTTATTGATAATCTAAGTTACACTGTAAGAAGTGTTAACAATGAAAATTCTGAATACGACTTATTAAATCTTAGTAGACCTTTGGAGCCAACATACAAAGCTAAACGTATTAAAACTGCATATAATAATGCCATTGGGCAGGATTATATATACATACTTGATGACGGCGATAATAGAGTAGATGCTTGGAAAAATAAAACACTAAAATATAGTGCATCTGAAGCATATACTTTAGTAGATAATGATAAACAAAACATTCTTGGAACAACTATTACACGCAAATGGCATACTATGGTAAGATACACTATCGATGCTGGTGATAGTTCGGGAAACTTAGATTTAAACTACGGTGTTGCTAATATAGTTGATACGGGCGATTATGTAGCAGATTTTGAAACTTGGCTAGCAGGCAAAGGTATTGATACTACATACTTGTACAAAAGAGTAAGCTCAACACCTACACAACTAATATTTGATATCCCACGTAACTCTATTGTTGAAAATACTATTATGAATCAAAACCTGTTTCATACCGATGACAGTGTGTATGGAAACTTGGAAATAACTCGTGGGCAACAGTTCTTTAAAGTATTTTTAGATAACACACTGCAACGTGCATTTAATCTATCAAATACGTTAGACGAACAATCAGGTCCGCAGATTACATTAGGAGTGTTTAAAGATACACTGATTACTAAAAAAATCGGTGTAACAAATGTTGATACTATAAGCACTATAAAAACATTCACTGTAAATATATTAGGAGAAGTTGATAGTACAGTAGCATGGATAACCAAGCCAGACTTGGGTACTATTCCTGCTAATAGAACAAGTTACTTACAACTAGTGGCTAATACTACGTTGGCAGGTAGTAATTTAAGATATGATTTAGTTGGAGGAAAGTTGCCCAACGGATTAACACTAAAACGTGATGGCGAAATAGTTGGAAAGCCCAATCAGTATACAACTGGAACAACATTAGGGTTGACCACCATTGATACTAGAACAACAACATTCGATAATAGCACTACAACCATTGATAGAAAATATGTATTCAAAGTTCTAGTACGTGATTTGTTTGGTTATAGTAATAGTATACAAGAGTTTACACTAAATGTTACAGATACAGATGATAAAGTATATTCAAATGTGTTTATCAAGCCATACTTAAAACCATCACAGCGTACAGTTTTTAACAACTTTATCAACGATTACACAATATTTACACCTGAAAGTATATATCGTCCCTACGATGAAAACTTTGGTCTTAAGAAAGACTTAACAACGTTGGTATATGCAGGCGTCGAATCTAAAAAGTTAGCTAACTTTGTTGCTAGTACAGCATTAAATCATAAACGCAAACGTTTTGTATTTGGAAACTTAAAAAGTGCAGTTGCTAAAAAAGAAGGAACAAATGAAGTTTTATATGAAGTTGTGTATGTCGAAATAACAGACCCACAACAGCCAACCAAAGGTAATACAGCAGTATCAATAACATCGCCTACTGCAAACGATTTAAAAATAAATCAAGTTAAACTTGAAGTTAAAGATGATCAAAGTTCAGCAGAGGTTGGACTTGATACGTTTCGTATAACAATGCGTGAAGGTGATCCAGTAAGAATAGCTGCTAGTAGTGGTAGTATTTCTATTACGACACGAAGTGGTGAAGTTGATGTTCCAGCACTTGGACAACTTGAAATAGTTTTAAACTCAGGACTAGTGGTTGTTGTTAGAAGCAGTTCAACCACATCAACATCAAGTGGAGACCCATTTAGATTTAGGCCAAAAACAAATGTACTAACAGTTGACAATGTTGGCGTAAAAACAAGTCAAACTCAAAATGTAAAAAGATTTATTAGTAACATAGGAAATATGAGAAAACGTATTGCTGATATTGGTGCAAATGATAGACAGTTTTTACCTTTATGGATGAGAAGCAGTCAAACAACTACTGGACAAGAGCTTGATTATATAACAGCAATGCCTATATGTTATTGCAAACCAGGAACAAGTGCAAGTATTATTGAGAATATTCAAAATGCAAACTTTGATTTTAGTCAGCTAGATTATGACATAGATAGATATATAGTTGATAGAACAGAAAATAACGAAAACCAACAGTTCATTCTGTTTAATGATTACAAACTAAATGTATAAATACTGTTGCTAGAGAGGAAATAACATGGCAAGTAATATTGTACCCGATACAATCGACGATACATATCCAGTCGCTGGACAGGATAATAATAGTCAAGGATTTAGAGATAACTTCAACATTATAAAAACAAACTTCACGAGTGCAAAAAGTGAAATTGAAACCTTGCAGAATAACACTGCTAAAACAAATGCAGACAACGTATTTTTTGAAAACACTCTTTCTAGATATACCAAGCTACAAGAAACTACAACACACGTTGGTCCTACTAATGTCAGTAGTGCTACACCATTGAGTTTTGATGCTGGACATTTTTATACCATAGTAGCTTCAAACGATGTTACATTAACACTTGAAGATTGGCCTACAAATAATGAATATGCCGAAATGTTAATACAAGTGTATGGCGATGGCGCTGTTAATAGAACAGTAACTTTTGCATCAACTTATAGTGCAGGTGCAAGTCAAATGAGAGTTGACGGAAGCACTGAGTTTGGTGGTGGTGCAGCTATTACAACAAATACAGTATTAACTCGTAGTCATCTTGTCAAGGCATTTACATATGACAATGGAACAAATGTTTTCCTACAATATTTAGGAACATTTGCAAACGTATGATACATCCTCATCAGCCTGATTTAAGTGAGTTTACAGAAACACAACTTGAAGAAAAGTTACTCAAGTTGAATCATATGTATTTCATAACCGATAATCCTGATGTAAGACAGCAGATGATTTTGTTAATAGATGGCTACAAACTTGAAATAGAAGCTCGTAGAGCAGCAGCTAGAAGAAAACAAATTGAAGATCAAGAAGATAATTCACTTGACGATTTAATAAATGTAAGTTAAACTTACTGTATGCTAATGAAAACAGACACTCTCGGTATCCCACGGTTTACAAACAAAGACTTAATCGATATGATCTATAGTGGTCATGCGGATAAAATGCATGTGGTATTGTGCGATGCTAACGACGATGTAGACAAGTTCAATGTCGCCATGGAAGAGCAAGGCTTTGATAAACTACAAAAGTATATCCCCTTAGATGTAGACCAAAAGACTTTTGACGGTGCGTTACAGAGTGAATGGTTTATGCCAGATGAATATAAAGAACTCAGTGTGTCTGCACATGTTTTAGATCGTTGTACAACTGATGCACAGCGACAGCGAGTAGAAGAAGAACTTACAGCGTTCAATGAACGAGGACTAGTTCCTTTACTACAATATATGATCTATCTTGTAGACTTTATGCGTGAGAATGATATTGTATGGGGTGTAGGACGTGGATCGAGTGTAGCAAGTTATGTACTGTATTTGATTGGTGTGCATCGTATTGACAGTATTAAATACGATTTAGACTGGCGTGAATTCTTACGATGAATATTTACTTGGTTCAAGCAAGTGATAATCATGGACCAAATAAGTTTTTACCACTTGCAATAGGGTATCAATGGTGCTATGGTAAAAACGATAACTGGACTCTTAAAGACGTTCTTATAGAAAAAATTAATCCTATAGATTATGTAGCAACTATGCAACAACCTAAACTAGTTGCAATGAGTAGTTATGTATGGAACTGGGAATACAACAGAGAACTTGCCATACAAATCAAACGTAAGTTTAGACAATGCAAGATTATTACAGGCGGCCCGCAAATAAACAAGTACGATCCTGATTTCTTTGACAAGCATCCTATGTTTGATGCGTTTGTACACGGCGAGGGCGAAGAAGCATTTAAGCGCATACTTGCAGGTGATGACTGGAAAGATATTCCCAACGTACAAACATTGTATCATATGCCAGAGCCAGCAGTGCGTAGGAAAAACATAAATGATATACCTTCGCCTATACTAGAAGGCTTTTATGAACCTATTATGGCAAAGTATCCTGAGGACACCATGTTTCAAGTTACTTGGGAAAGTTTGCGGGGCTGCCCATACCATTGCAGCTTTTGTGATATAGGGGAAAGTTACTGGAATAAACTTACACTGTTTGATATGGAACGTTGTAAAGCAGAAATAGAATGGATGGGTAAAAACCGTATTGAATATGTTAGCGTGTGCGATAGCAACTGGGGCATGTTGGATAGAGATTATGAACTAACACAACACGTATTAGAAACAAAGAAAAAATACGGATACCCCAAATGGTGGGATGCAACTTGGAGTAAAAATAATCACGATAAAAACTATGCGATAGCAAAATATGCACACGATAGTGGCGTTGATATTTTCAAAGGTATTACAGTAGCATTACAAAGTTTTAACGATGATACATTAGAACATGTAGATAGATTTAATTTGGACTTTGACGAACTTAAAAAATATTTTGATCAGTATAAAAAAGATGGTATTAAAACTTATAGCGAACTTATATGGCCATTGCCTGGAGAAACATTCGATAGTTTAAAGTCTGGTATACAGCAACTTATAGATGCAGGACAAGACAACTATCTCATGATACATCCATTAGTTGTTACTGACAACTCTCCAATGGGTAACAAAACATATCAAGAGCAGTATGGTTTAGATGTGCGTAAGATAGCATTAGACACTGTGTATTTAGATGCAGATGAAAAATATATTACGGAATACACTGATGTAATATACGCTACAGACACAGCAGACCACGATACAGTTATCGAAGGGCACATGTATAGTTGGTTAGTAATATTAATGTATTACTATGGTTGGGGACATTATCTTGCTAAGTACATGCGTAAGCAAAATATTTTAGAAACTGACCTGTATTATAAACTATTTGAATGGATCAAACACAATCCGGGATTATTACATGACGAATACATAGAAACTAAAAAAAGTTTTGAAGATGTATATGCAAAACGTGCATTGTGGGGTAGACAAGCATTTGGTGGAGACGATATGCTTTGGGAATACAAAGGCGCAAGTAGTGCAAGGATAAGTAAAGCAGTATATAGACTAGAAACAGATTTATATAACTTTTTATTAAGTACAAAACTAATATCGGAATGGAAAGTACGTGATATTGTTGCTCTCAATCTTAGAATGTGCAGAGAAAAAGATATGGAATATCCTATTACTGTAACTGTTTTAAAAGAAGTTGCACGTGATATGGTAGGTATTGATGCAGATCGTATACATATCGATCATTTTGATAAAACAACACCAACAAACGATTGGCACAGAAAAGCATATCATTATCAAAGAAAAATAGGATACTGGAAATGCAATGCATCAAAAAGTAAAAAACCACTTGACATATGTCATAAGTAGTTATAGTATAATAATTGGAGATATTAAAACATGGGAACTAGACAAAAAGGTCGTAAAACATACAGAAGTATGCAAGGTAGAGTTGTAGACTTAGATATGTTGATTAAAAGAAATGAACTTACTCCTGCCGTCGGCAATGCTAGAGTAAATGCTAGAGGCGACGAGCTAGGACCAGGTGGAAAAATTATCCGTAAACGAGAAGAAGTTGTAAAGGATTATTATAGTACAGGAAGTGAACCTGTACAACATGAAAAAAGTGCAGCTCAAACTGAAGAGCTAACACAAGCAGAACAAGAAGAGTTGATGGCGTTTGATGAAGAAGTTGTTCCCGCAAAACCAAAAGCATCGCCTCCTAAATCAACTCCAACTCCTAAACCCATAACAGCCCAGACTCAAGATGAATGGGTTGAAGACGAAGATGGCAATTTTATAAAAAAAGGTGATTAATGGCATTAAACATGAATACAATAAAAGGTACTCTAACTCCTATTAATGATAGAGTAATTGTAAGCAATATGTACTTTGGAGAGCAAACTCTTAAAAGTGGACTTATTATTAGTGATGATAACGGATCAACTCGTGGTATCTATCCACGCTGGGGACAGGTACATGCAAAAGGTCCTAAAAATGATTCAGCATATCAGATTGGAGATTGGGTATTGATTGAACACGGACGCTGGACTCGAAGTGTAAAGATTGATGAAGGTACAGGCGAGCTAGAGCTACGTATGGTAGATGCAGATTGTATATTAGCATTTAGTAATGAAAAACCCACTGGTGTACAGTTTGGTAAAGAATACAACGATGGTGATCATGCAACGATTAGTCCAGAATCATTTGGAGCCGGCGCATAATGACAAACCCATTTAAAGATATTGACACGTTTGCAACAGCGTGTGACCAACCGCCTAGTGAAGCAAACTACAAAATGTACCTCAGTCTCATTGACGAAGAATACGATGAACTGTTAGATGCTGTAGTAGCACAAGATCGTGTAGAACAGCTTGATGCACTAGTAGATATTCTTGTTGTAACTATGGGCGCTATTCGTGCAGCTGGCTGGGACGGCGAAGCGGCTTGGAAAGAAGTAATGGACACGAACTTTGCAAAGATTGATCCAACTACAGGCAAAGTACGCAAACGTGAAGATGGTAAAGTACTCAAGCCAGAAGGCTGGAAAGCACCTGAACTAGCACAGTTTGTAGGCTAAATACTACAAAGGAGAACTGCTGTGAATAAATCTGATATCAAAAAAGCAATTATTAGAAGTCAACATTGTCAACGTAACTGGGATTTAAGTAAAACTATTCCAGATGAGGATATCGAGGTTATTAGAACAGCCGTTGCCGATTGTCCTAGTAAACAAAATGTAGCATATTACAAAGTTATATTTGTTACAGATAGAGATAAGATCGAACGTATATATCAAACAACCAACGGTTTTATCTCTAACTTTCAAACAAATGAAACTGTCACAAACAGTCAGGTATTAGCAAATTTATTGGTCGTATTTGCTGAATCAAACGAAGAACCAAAAGAAAATATTTTTGGAGATGTATTTGTTCCAAGCAAGGATTTAGAAAAGCCTGAAGACTTGCTCAAAGACAAACACATGGCAGTGGGTATTGCAGCAGGATATGCAAATATTACAGCAAGTATGCTAGGTTATAGCACAGGTTGTTGCGCATGTTTTGATCCTGCACAAGTTGCAGAAATATTAGATATTGATACACATGTACATTTGTTGATGGGTATAGGATTCAAAGACGAAACTCGTCCACGACGTGAACATCACGCAGAGGATTTTGTTTTTCCCACCAAGAAGAAACAAAAAATACAAGTGGATAAATGCTAAACGGTAGAATACTTAAAAACGAAAAAATACTAGTTCATGCATTACAATGGTATATCGGTCATAGTTGTAACTTAACTTGTACAAACTGTAGTAACTTTAATAACTTTGCTATTAGTGGACAAGAAAAGTTTAGTGACTTTGCAAGAGAAGCACAGAGATGGAGTGAAAAACTTCATGTAAATGATTTTGGTATTATTGGTGGCGAACCTTTTACAAACAATGATTTAGATAACTGGGTTCACGGATTACGTGATGTATTCACTTGTAGAGATTTTAGAGTGGTAACAAACGGGACTTTATTATCTAAACATGCAGATAAAATGAAAGCCTGGTTTGACAGAGGAGTTACTGTAGAACTTAGTTTTCATTCGCAGGATCATGTTCCTAAAGCATTTAAAATCATTGACGAAGTTCTAGATGGCAAATACGAAAAGTACAAGGTAACAAAAAACAACTTTATCAAAGATCAAGCACGCCATGCTGGATGCTATTACGAAGAAGCTATTCTTGTAGGTGATCATCCAGCATTTATAATAAACTACAAAGACAAGTTTATGCCATGGGGTGTAAAAAGTATCGACAACGGTGTTTATAACTTTTATGAAAGTGATAGAGAGCAAGCACACACTGCATGTTGGCACAATGATTGTCCGTATATATACAAAGGTAAAATGTACAAATGCGGCACTGTTGTAGGAGCACAAGCGTTTGTTAAGAAATATCCTGTAAGAAAACAGGATAAAGATCTATATGAAAGCTATAAACCCATTGATGCATTTTCAAATACACTAGAAGAACAGGTATCTGCACTTTCAAATAGTGTACCACAATGTGTATTATGTCCTATTAACTCTGGTAGTGTAGAAAAGATTTCACTTGACAAAAAGAAAATTATGCCGTAGTATAAAATATACAAAACAACAACGAGGCATATTATGATTCACGCAATGATCGACTTAGAAACACTAGATGTAACTCCACAAGCAACTGTGCTTACAGTTGGCGGTGTAAAGTTTGATCCCAACAGTGATGCTGAACCGCACAGTGAGTTTTACTACAAACTGGATCTAGACTCACAAGATCGTAGTGTAAATGATAGCACTATTGCTTGGTGGGGTCAGCAGGATCAAAAAGTACAAGACGAAGCATTTGGCACTGAAGGACGAGAGCACGTTGATGTGTTTTTAGATAGTTTGCCAAAGTGGATGGTAGGTGTAGATGTTCTTTGGGGACACGGATACGGTTTTGATATTACTATTATTGAAGATATGTTGCGGCAGCGTGGCAAAGGTATTCCATGGCAGTTTTGGCAGGTGCGAGATAGTAGAACATTGTTCAGCATGGCAAAAGTAGATCCACGCAAAGCAATGCAAAGTAACTTGCACAATGCACTGGCAGATGCATATTTCCAAGCAAAAGGTGTGCAAATGGTATACAAAGAGTTAGGAATACAGCGTTGATACGATGGTATGATTATCCAGCAGCGTTTTTAGCCGCAGACTTAATGATGACTGCTGCATTTAGTATTCCCTGGATTGGATTCGTTGTTGCATATGCTATGTACGAATATGGCTGGGAAGCATATTGTAACTGGAGGCTCAAGCAAGAATATGGAAGATAGTCCTATAAACACACTGCAACAGCTGATGTGTATTACCATGGAAGAGTGTGGAGAACTAACACAACGTTGTAGCAAGATAATGCGTAAATACGAATCTTTTGACTTGATTGAAGAAGCTCAACGTGTTAAACTAGTAGAAGAGATCGGCGATGTACATTGTATGATCGAACTAATGGTAGGACATGGCATTACAGACTGGCGTGAACTGCATGATCGTGCAGATGTAAAGAAAAACAAACTTAAAAAGTGGAGCACACTGATTAAATGAAAGTGTATATAGGATCATATCCTAATCATAGGTTTTATCACAACTGGTTATACAACTGGTTTGGGTATTCACCTAAGCAACGAACAAGTATAAAGATCCACAAATACGATACGTGGAGTATGGATGATACTCTTGCTCCTATTATCTTGCCTATGCTTGTACAGCTAAGAGCTACAAAGAACGGCGCTCCTATGGTAGACATGAAAGATGTTCCAAAAGAACTACGTGCTACTAAAAAGCAACTGCACGCCGAGCAAGACGGTGAGGTAGATCCCAAGCACTTCGAACGTTGGGATTGGATCCTAGACGAAATGATTTGGGCGTTTGAACAAAAGTGCCGTGATGATTGGCAAGATGATTATTATGGCGACTATGTTGAAGATCCAAAGAATGGACCGATGGCTGGTAGTTTTGAATGGATTGACCATGAAGGACGGAAAGTACATCAGGAAAGAATGAGCAACGGCTTCCGTCTGTTCGGACGATACTACGAAAATTTATGGACGTAAAGAGGAAGAAATGATAAGTAACAAAAAATATCTTAGACTTCAGCGTATTACATTACCACTAGTGGGTATTTTAATGTTTGTTGGAACTATCTTTATGTTGATATCTTAACACGGAGTGAAAGACTATGAGTGAAGATCTTCTAAAGCAACTACGCAACGTATGAGCAACGGTTTTAAGTTGTTTGGGACTTACTTTGAGAACTTGTGGGACTGATAGGATGAAAAAACTTTGGAGACTGTGGGCAAAAAGCCTCGGTGAAAAAGTCGGAGAAACAGACAGCCAAGCAGACAGTGTGGCTGTTATTAGAACCATTTGGTGGTTGACACATATGGTAACTTGCTTTATGATTATTATACATAATGGCGCAAAATTAGGATGGTGGTTAAATTGAAAGAACTCTGGGTAGAAAAATATAGACCTAAAACAGTAGATGGGTATGTGTTTCGAGATGAAGCACAAAAAGCACAAGTAAACACTTGGATCAAAGACGCAAGCATTCCGCATTTGCTGTTTAGTGGCAATGCCGGAATTGGTAAAACAACACTTGCTAAACTGTTGTTCAACGAACTTGATGTAAATCCTCTTGATATTCTTGAGATCAACGCAAGTCGTACAAACAGCGTTGAAGATGTGCGAGACAAGATTGTTTCGTTTGTACAGATGATTCCATTTGGTGACTTTAAAGTTGTATTACTTGATGAGGCTGATTACTTGTCGCCAAACGCACAAGCAGCACTACGTGGTGTTATGGAAGAGTATCATACTACAGCACGTTTTATTCTAACATGCAACTATCCCAACAGAATCATTCCTGCGATTCACAGTCGTTGTCAAGGGTTTCATATCGCTAAAGTTGATCAAACAGAATTTACTGCCAGAGTTGCAACTATTCTTATCACAGAAGGTATTACTCCAGACTTGGACACATTGGACACTTATGTAAAAGCAACATATCCAGACTTGCGCAAGTGTATCAACATGGTACAAATGAATTCAGTAGACGGCAAGTTGATATCACCACAAGAAGGCGACAGCGGCGAAGCTGACTGGAAACTTGAAATGGTTGAACTGTTCAAAGCAGGCAAGATTCATGATGCAAGAAAACTGTTGTGCGGCGCGGTACGAGCAGAAGAAATGGAAGAGATTTATCGCTGGTTGTATGACAACATTGAGTTGTTCGGAACAGATGCTCAACAGGATCAAGCAGTGCTAATTATTAAGCAAGGGTTAGTTGATCATACACTAGTTGTAGATCCAGAGATTAATCTTGCAGCAACACTTATTCGATTAGGAGCACTATGACTTACATTGTAAATGATGCATGTATTAAATGCAAACACATGGACTGTGTAGAAGTTTGTCCAGTAGATTGTTTTTACGAAGGTGAAAACATGTTGGTAATAAATCCGATTGAATGTATTGACTGTGGTGTTTGTGAGCCAGAATGTCCTGCAGATGCAATTCTTCCTGATACAGCACCTGGTGCAGCAGAGTGGGTTGACTTTAATCAAAAGTATGCAGACTTGTGGCCAGTGATTACAGAAATGCGTCCCGAAGACGTACCAGATGATGCAGAAGAATGGCACGGCGTAAAAAATAAAATGGAGCACTTTAGCGAGGCTCCGGGCAAAGGAGATTAAATGTTTAGTAAACAATGCAAAGCACACTTAGAAGAAGTAGAAATGACAGGGTGGCAGCATATGAAACACGCTCTTGGTATTGCATTTAAAATGCAACTTCTAGTACCTGTCATAATCATACATAGTATTGCACCAAGATTTTTTAAAACTACTGCAACTGATACAATGAAACGGATAATCAATGATTAGAGCAATTTTAGCATGTGACGACAACTGGGGAATCGGCAAAGACGGAACACTTCCGTGGCCACACAACCCAGCAGATCAGCAATGGTTTAAAGAATGTACTCTAAATAGTACAGTAGTTATGGGAAGAGCAACTTGGGATGATCCTGACATGCCCAAGCCTATGCCCAGACGACACAATGTTATTGTATCAAGCACCATGCGAGAAAACAGTCACGAGCGCATTGAAGTAGTACGTCCTGACATTTACAAGTCTCGTTGTGTTACTATGAACATGACAGATGATGTTTGGATCATTGGCGGCGCAAGATTGATTGCTGATAGCCTTGACATCATTGACGAGATTTGGCTTAGCCGTATTAGTGGCACATACGACTGCGATACATTCCTTCCTCGAGAATTGATTGAAACTACATTTAGTCTTGTTAGCAGCCAACGAGAAAACCATGTATATATAGATAAGTGGAGATCATATTGAAACAGTATTTAGACGCATTAGAATATATTTTAGAGCACGGCAAAGATCGTAATGATAGGACAGGTGTAGGCACACGTGGTGTGTTTGGTTATCAAATGCGTTTTGATTTACGCAATGAGTTTCCTGCTGTCACTACAAAGAAACTTGCTTGGCGTAGTGTAGTAAGCGAACTACTATGGTTCTTAGAAGGTAGCAGTGACGAGCGCAGGCTGGCTGAAATTCATTATGGTAAGCCACGTGAAGAACTAGTAGACAAAACAACTATTTGGACTGCTAATGCAGACAATCAAGGTGCTACATTAGGATATATCAACAACGATACTACAAAAGATTTGGGTCCAGTATATGGACACCAATGGCGCACCTGGGATGCACAACTTGGACATGTAGATCAAATTGCACAAGTGTTAGAAGGTCTTAAACACGATCCTGATAGTAGAAGGCACATTGTTTCTGCTTGGAACGCTGATCGTGTACCTGTAATGGCATTGCCACCTTGTCATACCATGTTCCAGTTTTACGTGCAGGACGGAGAACTAAGCTGTCAACTTTATCAGCGCAGTGCTGATATGTTCCTAGGTGTGCCTTTTAATATTGCAAGTTATAGTTTGCTGGTACACATGTTTGCACATCTCTTAGAATTAAAAGTAGGTGACTTTGTTTGGACTGGTGGCGATTGTCATATCTATCAAAATCACTTTGATCAAGTCAAAGAACAACTTACTCGTGAACCACGCAACGGACCAACACTTCTGATGCCTAAGTTTAGCACATTAGAAGAACTTGTTAATACTAGTACAAATGATTATCAGTTATTAAACTACGATCCTATGCTTAGTATCAAAGCACCAATGGCAGTGTAATGCCGCCAACAGTTGAAATAGATATTGAATGGACTGAAAAGTATGCATGGTGGCCAACACGCAGCAGTTGGAGTAAAAAGCGTATCTGGTTGAAAACGTATTGGAAAGGCGAAATATTCTATGACGCTATGGGTCGTCCGCCTATTAAACAAAGTAGTTGGAAACTCACCTATACTGAAAATGAGTACTTGTTGATGTTGTTAAGAGAGGATGCTAAAAATCAACATCCTCTCGGGTTTAAAAGTGTTAGAGTTTAAACGTCTCCGTAAATCTCTAATACTTCTTTAACTGCTTCATGTCTTTCGATGTCGCCTTTATGAAACACAACAGTACTAATACGTCTTGATGAGCTGTTTTCTAAATGGTTAACAAAGTCAAGTAATCCGTTATCTTTTAATCTATCTGCTTGAGCCAAATCACCTGTAACAACCATTTTTGATCCTGTGCCTATACGTGTTAACAACATTTTCATTTGGTTCGGTGTAGCATTTTGCATTTCGTCTGCAATAATATAAGCATCTTTAAAAGTTCTTCCTCGCATATATGCAAGTGGTGATATTTCAATAACACCTTCTTTTATCATACCTTCAATTTCATTTGCATAAAAATGTTCTCTAAATACATCAAAAATAGGCCTAGTCCAAGGTGCCATTTTTTCTTCTAATGTACCTGGTAGAAAACCTAAATCTTCATCAGCACTTACTGCCGGCCTTGTAACAACTATACGTTCTACTTCGCCATTTAAAAATGCTTTAACAGCACTCTGACATGCCAGAAGTGTTTTACCTGTACCAGCTGGACCAATACCAAAAACTATGTTTTTATCCGTATCCAGTAGTTCTAGGACGTATTCTTCTTGGTTGCGATTTCTTGGAAGTATATCAACATTTCGTTGTTTTTTTGGAAGGAAAGTGTTTAGTTTAACAACATTATTAATGTTATTATTTGATTTAATGTGTGCTTGCCTTTTAGCGGCTCTAGCTTTACCCATGTAGTCCTCCTATGAGTTAGAACAGGGGATGTTTCCTTTGCAGGAAACCTTCCCTGCACTCGTATTTACTCTTTTTATGATTGTATTATATACGTAGTGAATTATTTTATTAACATTACTATAGGTGATAAATAGTTATAATAAAGCGAGGACAACAATGCCTAATATATTAGACACTCTTGATGTGATAGAAAATCTTAGTTCGATCTATGAAAACGATCGTGCGTTTGCAGTACTTAAAGACTTTGAAAGAGTCATTGATGAGTTAGGGTTGTATGTGTATGACAACTGGGAAGAAGGCGAACTAGCAGCTGGCCCAGAAATAGATCGTCACTGGGTCAAATGTAGTTTTATGTGGCCAAGAAAACGTATGCCTGACCCACAAGGTGGTAAGCGTTTGCTTGATTATGATTGTAAAATACAATATGAAAAATCAAGTATCATTAAACCACGTCAAATAAAAAAACCAGGAGATATTCGTCCTGGAACTAAAAAAGGTAAACTTGATAAAGTTCCAGTATGGTTAGTGCATATAACTATGCCTAAAAAACTAATCATTAGTATTTTTGGTGGAGATGTTGAAACTATCGATCTACCAGATACTGAAAGTAAAAATGCAGCAGGTGCACCAGCACCAGCAGGTGGAGCAATGCCAGCACCAATAGCAGCACCAGCACCAGTAGGTGGAGCAGCACCAGCCGCTGTCGCTGCGCCAGCACCAGGAGCAGTATAATGGGATTAAGAGCCAACGATTTACACGACTTAGTAAAACCAGTTTTTGAAGTAGATAGTTTTCAAAGTAAAATGGGAACAGATGAGGATATTGTAGTAGTAAGTTTTAGTGTATTAGATGAACAAGCTGCAAAAGATCTTGTAGATTTTATTGAAAAAGGTTATGGATTTGTATTAGATGCAGATGCAACACCTGGCGAAATTGAAAATAATGTTTATAAAGTATTTGTAGAAATGGAAAGAAATGCCAAAGTTCCTGCAAATATTTCAAACTTGTTAGACGGAGTTGGAAAATTAGCAGAAATCGAAAACTTTAGATTTCGCTATCATAAAAGTTTTACAAGTTACGAAGCAAATGTAACAAATCTATCAGAAATGATACCAGCGGATCAATTTATCTACAACGATACTATTGTACAAGAAAATAATATGAATCACTTTAAAGACTTTTTTAGCAAGAGCTTTATGGAAAATATTGAAATATTTGGAGATGATTTAATTCTTAAAAGACCGTTTGGCGATGCTATTGGACTTACTATAAAAGATTTTAACACTACTCATTATATAAATAAAAATTTAACTGAAAAAATAAACATGAATGATTATGCAGAAATATTATTTTTAACTAAATATCTTGGTGATTACAATGTTACTAAATTTGGTAAAAATACACTAACGTTTGAAAACGAAGGACACACACTTGTCGTTGAAAGACTTTAATAAGAATCACTGCAACAACTGCGGACGTCCATCACATTGTGGCGTTCCATACTATCAAGACTTACAAGACTATAATCAGCCGCCAGTTACAACTAAAATATGTGACCATTGTAGATGCGGACGCTGTACTAATATAGAGGATAACAAATAATGGCTAAAGAAGATTTCGACTTTGATTTTGAGCCTTGGATGGCTGAAGAACTAATCCACAGAAGCGACTGGGAAGAATGGTATGAAGCTATGCTTGAAATACTTCCACTATGGGATGTAAACACAATACCAAGAGTTGCAGGATTTATTGCACAATGCGGACACGAATCAGGCGGTTTTAGGGTACTAAGTGAAAACTTAAACTATAGTGCTAAGGCACTCAACACAATCTTTCCAAAATATTTTAAACGTGCAGGAAGAGATGCAAATGAATATCATAGACAACCTGAAAAAATTGCGAACGTTATTTACGCAAACAGAATGGACAACGGCGATACCGACAGTGGTGATGGCTGGAGATTTAGGGGCGGCGGCATTCTGCAACTTACCGGCAGATACAACTATACCGAGTTCGCCGAAGACGTAGAAATGACACCAGAAGAAGCAGTAGATTATGTGCGTACTAAAAAAGGTGCGTTGGATAGTGCTTGCTGGTTCTGGGATGAAAACAACATCAACAAACACTGCGATGCTATGGACATACTAAAAATGACCAAACGTATCAACGGCGGCACTATTGGACTGGAAGATCGTAAAAAGCATTGGGCACACGCATTAGATGTGCTAGGTGGCGATATGGAAATTGAACCGGAAGAAGAAAAAGAGTTAAACACAAATCAAACAATACGTCAAGGTTCACGTGGTCCATTAGTACAAGAAGTACAAGAAATACTGGGCATTGCACCAGCTGATGGCATCTTTGGACCAGGCACTGCTAGACTTGTCAAAGAATGGCAAGCAGCAAACGGCTTAGTTGCAGATGGTATTGTAGGACCAAACACGCTGGGAAAGTTATTAGGGTAGGTGGTATTGGTATGGGCATGAAACTTGCAGGAGTAATGTTTTTAGTGATGTGTATTATGGGTGGCATAGGCTACTGGTATTACAATGACACACAGGAACGTATGGCCATACTACAAGAAAACAATGCTAAACTTGAAATAGCTGTAGAAACAAACGAAGCAGCATTAGAAAGTTTGCAAACAAGTTATGCAAGTGCCCAAGCAGAAAATACTAGATTGAATGATGCATATGCAAGTATACGCAGACAGAATCAAGCACTAGCAGACAAACTACAACAGATTGATTTAACAGCAGCAGCAATAGCAAATGCGGAAGGCATTGAACGTGCTGTAAACAGAGGCACTGAAAATGCAGGTAGATGTTTTGAACTTCTATCAGGAGCAGAACTAACGGACAAAGAAAGGAACGCAGAAAATGACATCGCTTTTAACAAAGAGTGTCCTTGGCTTTACGATACTTATAAGTCTCGCGGCTTGCTCAACGAAGCCACAGGTAATTGAAATAAGTGCAAAACCGATTGAAAAACCTACACTAACTCTGCCTCCTGTTGACGAACTAAACATGCGCAAACTAGAGTGGATTGTTATCAACGAAGCAAATGTTGATACTGTAATAGCAAGGCTTGCAGCAAGTGGAAAGCCGTTTGCTATATACGGATTAAGTGGTGACGGGTACGGAGACTTAGGGCTAAACTTTAGTGATATTCGTGCATTAGTACAGCAACAGCAAGCAATCATAGCAGCATACGAAGGTTATTATGAACAGGCTGAACAAGCAATGGATAATGCTGTTGTAAACGAATAAATACACACATAATAAGAGGGCTTTTATATGTGGGAAATGATACAAAACATGGCGGGAGATCGCACATGGATTTATACTAGTATAGCAGGCAGTATTTTGGGCGCCGTAGTACTAGCATATTTAAGTACAACAAGAATAGGATTATGGGGCTACGCTAAGTTTGACTTAGCTGTAGACTATCTTGTTGAGCGTTGGGGTCTTACATGGCTCGAACAACCAGAGGATGCATGGAGAAAAAAGTATCCTAAAATCACGGCAAAAATAGACGATCTAGAGAGCAGATTACAAAAATTGGAGGGTAACAATGCCACGAAGAAAACCGGAAGAACTAAAAAGTAAGTCAACACCAGCACCTGCGGCAAAAGTAGAACCAGTTAGTTCTGCGCCAGCAAAACCATCAGTTGCTGCAACTCCAGCACCTGTGGCTGCAACTCCAGTAGTTGCTTCTCAACCATCTGCATTTCATCCTGCAGATATAAACGGCGATGGGCATATTGACGAAGAAGAAAAACGAATGGAACTTGAGTTTAGACGCAAGGCATTAGAAGATGCAGATGCCATGCGTGACGCACAGCGTAACATGACTTGGTTTGCATTGTTTGGACTATTGCTGTATCCATTTGCAGTTGTAGGCGCTTCGTTAGCAGGTTTAGATGAAGCACAAAAAACACTAGGATCAATGGCTCCAACATATTTTGTTGCTGTTGCTGGTATTGTTGCTGCGTTTTTTGGCGCACAAGCATATACTAAGAAAAAATAATCACTACTAACTAACCTTAATAGTCTGTGCGATAAGTATTTGCATGGACTATTATAATATACTAGGTGTTAATAAACAAGCAAGTCAGGATGAAATCAAAAAAGCATACCGCAAGTCTGCTATGGCTAATCATCCTGACCGCAATGGCGGTGATGATACACAGTTTAAACGCATTAATGAAGCATACGAAACATTAAAAGATCCTAGCAAAAGACAACAATACGATAATCCTCGGCCACAAGCAGACATTAATATGAATTCACAAAATATGAATGACATATTTGGTCAGTTCTTTAGACAAGCACAAAGGCCACGTAAAAATCAAGACGTTACAATAAATGTAAGAATTACCTTAAATGATGTAATGACAGGTAAAGATATTGTTGGAAGATACAGACTTGGCACAGGCAGAGAAGAGATTGCAACTATACGATTGCCACCAGGTATTGAAAGCGGAATAATAATGCGTTATCAAGGACTAGGTGATGATTCAATTCGTCAACTTCCAAGAGGCGATTTAAACGTACAAATAATCGTAGAAAATCATCCAGATTTTATAAGAGATAGGTCGCATATTCGAACAAAGTGTAGTATAAATGTATTACAACTAATATTAGGTACAAATGTTATAATAACCGATTTGGCAGGAAAAGATGTAAATGTAAAAATACCAGCTGGCACAAATCCTGGAACCATAATGAGTATTGCAGGACATGGGTTACCTGATATAAATGGCCGTAGAAACGGTAATATGTATTTAGAAATAAAAGGAACTACTCCCAAAATAGAAGATTGGGAAACACTAGACACAATAAGGAAAATAAATGATGGAACTAGTACTGGCACCTGATGGTAGACTAGAAACAAAACTTGAAAGATTTGATTTTGAACTGATGCATCCTGCGCCTGTTGCAGTAGATATGATTGAACTAATGAACAAACACAGCGGATTGGGATTAAGTGCAAACCAAGTTGGGTTTCCTATGCAGATCTTTGTAATGAAGGCATTACTAAACAAAAAACACGGAGATCCTGTTGTTGTAATGAATCCTATTATCAAAGGACTGAGTGAAGAAATCGAAGCAGGTGTTGAAGGATGTTTAAGTCATCCAGATTTAATATTAAAAGTAAGACGGCCAGTTAGTGTAATGGTGGAATTTGATACCTTGACATCTGACCTAAAGGATGTTATACATATAGAAGCAAAGTACGACGATATCGATGCACGAATATTTCTACACGAATATGATCATTTGTATGGTATTCAGTTTATTGATAGAGTCAGCAAACTAAAACTAGACATGGCAGAAAAAAAGCGTCTAAAAAAAGGAAAAAAAGTTAATGGTTGAACCATCAAAAGAGTTACAGGCAGTGTTTGATAAAGCAGTTAACGATGCTAAGAAACTTCAGCACGAATATATTACATTAGAACATTTACTATTTGCTATGCTCTGCGAAGAAACATTCGGAACCTTGATATCAGGTTATGGTGCAGACGCTGATCATATGCGTAAAGAACTAGAAAACTATTTAAAAACACATCTAAATGATATTAAGATTGAAGAAAAGAAATATAAACCAAAGAAAACTACCACAGTAGAACGTGTTTTAAATCGTGCATTTACACAAGTACTTTTCCAAGGCAGAAACGATATTACTATTGCTGATGTGTTTATCAGTATCTTGACTGAAAAGAAAAGTTGGGCATACTTTATTACACAAAAAGTTGGCATTGACAAAGAAAAGTTTCAGAACTATATTAGTGCAGAAACAGAAATATATGATAACCAAGACGAAAACGAAAACAAAGGCATTGCTAACAAAGCACTACGAGATTTTACTACAGATCTAAATCAACAAGTTAGTATGAATAAGATTGATCCAGTGATTGGTAGAGATGAAGAAATCGAACAAGTTGCTCTTGCATTAGGACGCCGTACAAAATCAAATGTTCTTATTGTTGGTGATCCAGGTGTTGGTAAAACTGCTATTGCAGAAGGTCTTGCTTATCAGATTGTTAACGGAAATGTACCAGAGTTTCTAAAAGAATACCGAGTGTTTAGTTTAGACATTGGCGCTATGCTTGCTGGATCAAAATATCGCGGCGACTTTGAAGAACGTTTTAAAATGGTACTTGCAGGGTTAAAAGGCAAAGGCAAAACTATTATGTTTATTGACGAAGCACACATGATTAGTGGTGCGGGCGCAGGCGGCAGTGGTGGATCGAATGATTTGGCTAATATGTTAAAACCTGCACTTGCAAAAGGAAACATCAATGTTGTTGCTTCAACTACTTGGGAAGAATATCGCAAGTTCTTTGAAAAGGATCGGGCTCTTATGCGCCGATTCCAGAGAGTAAGTGTTGACGAACCGGATAGAGAAACTACACTAAAAATCCTTGAAGGTATTAAAATATACTACGAAGAGTTTCATAGTGTTGATATTCAACAGGAGGCACTTGAAGCAGCAGTTGATTTAAGTATGAAATATCAAAACGATAAAAAACTTCCTGACAAAGCTATTGATTTGATTGACGTAGCATGTGCAAGATTTAAAGTACGTGATATTACTGAAGACAAAGTTGTAACCAAAGATAGTGTTCAGTTTGAACTTGCAAAAATGATTAAACTTCCTGAAGAACAAATAAAAGAGCGTGAAAGTGAAAATCTTGCACACTTGGAAGATAACTTGAAAAAGGTAGTGTACGGACAAGACAAAGCAATCGACGATATTGTTGACAAAATACTTGTAAGTCAAGCAGGACTTAAAAGTGACAACAAACCAGTAGGATCTTTTGTGTTTATGGGTCCAACAGGTGTAGGTAAAACTGAACTTGCCAAACAACTTAGCAACCAACTCGGTGTAAAACTTGTACGTTTTGATATGAGTGAATATCAAGAAAAACATAGTATTAGTAAACTAATCGGATCACCTCCAGGATATGTTGGATACGAAGACAATGCCGGCGGTTTATTGATTGATAAGATTCAAGAGAATCCTAACTGTGTGTTGCTATTGGACGAGATTGAAAAAGCACATCCAGATGTAAGTAGCGTACTACTACAGATTATGGACAATGGCAAGATTACAGGATCTAATGGTAAAGAAGCAGATGCACGTAACTGTACACTGATTCTTACTACCAACTTGGGTGCGCAAGAGGCAGAAAAGAATACTATTGGATTTAGTGACAGTATGGAAAAAGATTATGACGATGTCGATCTTAAAAAGTTCTTTACTCCAGAGTTTAGAAATAGACTAGATGGTGTTATTACGTTTGGCAAACTCAGCAAAGAAGTCATGCTGAAGATTGTTGGCAAGTTTCTTGTTGAACTTAAAACACAAGTACAGAAAAAAGATATTGCTATTAACATCACAGATGATGCTCTTGATTATCTTGTAGACAAAGGATTTGATCCTAAGATGGGTGCTCGTCCGTTACAACGTGTTATTGACAACGAAATCAAACGTCCACTTAGTCGTCAAATGTTGTTTGGTGATCTAAAAGCTGGTGGCAGTGTTACTATTGATTATCGAGAGAAAGAAATCAAACTCGATTGTGAAATAGAATATGAGACTGTATGAAACTAAAAAACTACACTATGGCAAGTACTTTTATAAACTTGCCATAGTGAACTGTTGTGCAAGTTATTTTAGAACAGAGTTTCAAACAGACGGAAGTTTAAAATATGCTAGACGCAAACTTGATGAAGTTAACAAACATTATGTTCCTTCAAATTACGATTGGAAGGTTGAAATACCATTAACAACAACCTACAACGATGTTATTCCTGTTGAGCATTTTTGGGATGCTATTGATATTTACAGACATTTACTCAAGCACACTGATTATAAAGTAAGATGCGGATTTAATCAGTTATTAATATACAGTAACAATCGAAAAATGTTAGTAGACTTAGGAAACAAACTTAGACAAAAATACACTGAGTTTTGGGAACCAAATCCTGAAACCATACAAACACTGAGTTCTGAAAAGAATGCTATTATAGTAAACAAACCTCCTCAGTATGAATACAAAGTTACTCTTGGAAATAAAAAAGGTGTTGCAGCACTTGCCAAATGGATAGAACACAATCCAAAACTTGCATCAATGGGTACAAGAGCACGTGAAAGTTGTAAAAATGAAGATTACGTATATGGATATTATTTTCATGTTAGAGATCTCAAAACACTGTTGATAATACAAATGATAGCTGGTGATAACATACAACGCATAGATAAATTTGTTTATATCAAACAATAGATAAATACAATATGGCGAGTTCAAGTGAAATAATTTTATCAAATCAAGTTCATCCAGGAGACAGTACAACTGAAACTGTTACCGGCGACGACTTCAAAGGGGATGGTTACTACGGACGTAGTGACGGGTTCCATACTGTTCAATATAGTCTCGATGGCTTTATTGGTACATTGGTTATACAAGCAACATTAGCAGTAGAACCAACTAGTAGTGATTGGTTTACATTAACCGAAACAACACATACTAGTGCAAATGACAGTAGTGACAACGCAGATGGCGGATTTTTATACAACTTCACAGGAAACTATGTGTGGGTACGTGCATATATCAGTAACTGGACTGATGGAACAGTATCAAACATATTATTAAATCATTAAGGTAGACACATGAAACATTTTATTAGTATAGTAATAGACAACGATGGAATAAACGAAAGCAGAGATTTTGTTTTAGACACTGTCTTAAATACAGCTAACATTGGATTATTAGAAAATACAATGGAATATGAAATATACGAAAGTGAAAATAATACACAAGTATTGAGTATTCCTATCGCACGTGAACTAAACGAAAAACAACAAGCATACCTTGCAAAAAAACTTGCCAATAAACTATTTGACAAAGGTTATAATAACTTTGATATTGAATTCAGCATTAATGAAGCAGCACTCAATGAAGCAGCACCAACTACATTTACTCCAACACACTACGGTGGACCAGGTGGCCTTAACAATGTTATGCTGCACACAGATGGCAATCTTTATTTTAATGGCCCTGAAGGCATTACAAGATGGAATGGTAATCCAAGCGGCGAAGGTATTCTTGGTAGATGGAACCCTGCAACTATTAAAGGTACAATAGTTAATGGACAAAGAGTTCCGTATCCAGCAGGAACAAACTTTAATAATGCACCAAGAGCAGCGGCACCAGCAGCAGCAGCGCCAGCATCAAGAGTTTCAAATACTACACCAACTGGCGGCTTGTTGCGTAGAGGAAATAGAGGCGAAGAAGTCAAACAACTACAACGTGATTTAGGAATGACTGGCGACGAGATCGACGGTATATTTGGTCCAGCAACAGAACGTGCTGTGAGAACATTCCAACAAAACAGCGGTGCAAAAGTTGACGGTCTTGTAGGTCCAGAAACTCGAGCAATGATACAAAAGTATCAAGCACCAGAAGATAATAGTGCTCCTGCACAAACTCCACCTGCGGCAACGGATGATGCAGCAGCAGTAGAACCAGAAGCAGATGCAGTAGAACCAGAAGCAGATGCAGTAGAACCAATAGACGGTGGCATTGCTCCAGGAACTACAGCAGGTGGGCCAAGCCAACTTCGACAGCGCCAAGTACCAGGTAGTGCAACAGATGATGGTGGCTTAGGTCAAAGGCCAGCTCCGGGTGCAAGTCAAGCAGATGAAGTGCCAGATACAGCAGCAGATGAAGTGCCAGATACAGCAGCAGATGAGATTGTTGTAACAACAGATAATCAAGCTAACAGTATTTTTCTAAATCCAGATTCAACTGAGGCTGAAAGACAAGCAGCAAGAAGATATTATGGTGCAACAGATGAGCCAGTAAGACAATATTCCGATATTGGTACAGCAATGATTGGCAGAGCAGAAGTACAACCAGGTGACCAAGTTGTAATCGATGGCGAAGAAGCAACTGTTGTTACCAACGATAACGAAGAAAAATATTATGTTGATCCAAATGGTCAACCCATTGGTGAATTGCCACAGCCAGATGTTCAAACAACAGTAACCAGCCCTGGTGGCGATACATCCGGTGGTGATTCGGGTGTTAATAATAATGCAACAACTGATCCAGAAGTAAATCAAACACCACCAAGTGCATTAGCACAGCCTGATGCAGACGACGATACACCAAGTATAACTGATGAGCCTGCTAATAGAGATGCCGCAGAAGTTTTACGTCAACAGGAACAATGGCGAGAAAAGTATGGCGATAGAACTACAGGCAGAGACGGGTTGCCAAATCAATATGTACAAGTTGTAGATGCAGCCCTAGATGAAATAAGTACAGAAACTGCTCAAAAACTAGCAGATGAATCTGTTGGTGCTCCGCCTGCGATTGCAAGGACAGTTCTTAGAAATCTTAATACAACGTTTGGCAACAGTGATAATGATTCTAATGTAGTTGACGATTTGCTGCAAATGGCACAAGAAGTTGAACAAGAAGATCAAGATCAAGCCGCAGCATTGACTACATTATCTGATCTTGCAAAAACACTAGATAGAATAGCAAATCCTGATCAAAACAACGAAAGTGTTGAACCAATGCCCAAAGGTGCATTTATGGTTGAGGATCGTGCTATATGGCGTTCGCTGTATGAAAGCACACACTACACAAACGGCAAGCCTCGTCCACGTACCTTTATTACAGAAAGCAAAATGCAAGAAGTTACATTTGATGACGATGACAAGTTCTTTGAAAACTACGGGGTGATGTGGTTCAATGAAGATGAAATGATCGACGAAGCAGAGTACCAAGGACGTACTGTCAAGCTAGGCAAGCCCATGGCGGGCGATGTTAAGAAGTTTAAGGTATATGTAAAGAATCCCAAAGGCAATGTAGTCAAAGTTAACTTTGGACAAAAAGGCGCAAGAATTAAAAAAGGTAATCCAGAACGTAGACGCAGTTTCCGTGCAAGACACAACTGTGATAATCCTGGACCAAGGCATAAAGCAAGATATTGGAGTTGTAGAAAATGGTAAAATCAGAAGCACAGTTAATAAGAGAGTTAGGCGATCGTCTTTCAAAAATTAATCCGGTCGACGAAAGTGCAGAAGATAATACTCCTGCAAGACCTTTTTATGTAAAAGTAGAAAAATCTAAAGAGAAGTAATATGAAAATAAACGAATTTCACGATATGGATATACCAGATGAGATTGTTCCAAAGCCTGACTATGATGTAGCCAGTGACTTGCTGATCTTCATGCGTAATGATCCTATGTTTTATAGAAAAAACTTTTTTCCAGCAGTAGAAACATACAAAGAAAATGACAAGGATACTTCGCCTATTGAAAATATGATCAAGGGCGGATTAGGACAGTATTGTCAAAAGTTTAATATTCTCAATCCAGCTGACGAACTTATGGGCGAAGGCGATATAAAAGCTCTTACACAGCAGATTATCCAAGATGAAATGGAAGATCTTGCAGAGGGAAACTCACCTTATAAAAAAGGTACTAAAAAGTACAAGAAGCACATGGCAGCTATCCACGCTAACGGAGGCTAACATGGATATCAAAGACTTACAGCACCTAGCAGGCATACGCAACAAGTTTACAGGGTTCACTCCGTATGTTCCAGAAAACATGAGTATCACTGGCACTGAAAAGTCTAAGATTCAACGTAAAAAGAAAATACAACCTGGCACTGAAGAATGGTTTAAACTATGGTTTAGTCAGCCACACCTAACAGGAGAGAAGCCAGTTGAGGATTGAACATTTAGACGAAGGTGTCGGACGCATTATACAAGGTGTAAACACTACGCCCGATGTCGGAGTGAATCAAACACGTATTGAAGCAGCAAAGTTCGGAAACAAAGTAGACAAAGATGGACGTCCTCCTACCTTAAGTAGTGCTGTTAAAGGCAGTAGCACAAATGTTTTATTTAACTTAGGACTTACTGAAGGTATAAAACTACGTTTAGAACGTGACAAAGACATAGATGTATTGCATATTATGGACACCAATGACAAGCAACGTATTGAAGTGCGTGGTAAAAAAGGTTACGAAACCGGCGGCTATGATTCAAAGGATAAACTACACCAAGTATTAGACCGTGTGGGCAAAGCTGCTAATATAAGTGAACTTATGAACGGTGAAGTAGTAAGTATCAATCCTAACCATCCACAAGGCACTAGAGCAATACGCACAGCACGAGATGTGTTACAAACCGAGCAAAAAAAATACACAGCGTATGAATGGGCTCTTATCGAAGGAGGACATAGTTTAGATGAGATTTAGAGAAATCATAGAAAACTTTGCTGATGGTAAGAAAAAAGGCAAAAGCAGACCAGGGCGTGTAAAAAAGTCAGGTGCTAGTTGCAATGGCAGTGTAACAGACTTACGCAAACGTGCTAAGAAAGCCAGTGGCGAAAAGGCTAAGATGTATCATTGGTGTGCTAATATGAAAAGCGGTCGTAAGAAAAAGAAGAAGAAATAATGAAGATTAGAGAAGTCACCGAAGAAGTTGTACCTATCAACAATACCGAACATGCTGTAGAACGGTTGAAAGTTGCTGCTGAACTTTGTAGTAAAATGGGCAATCAGCCTATTCTTTACAGAGCAATGCACGGAAGCACATATCATGGTGGTGCTAAAAACAATCTAATACAAAAAATAACCAATCCTGCAAGAAAAGGTGTAATGGGAAATCATAATACTATACAAGTAGCAGTTCTTAAAGGCTTAGGCATCGCTAGTCCAGCACAAGCAACTACAGTGGCACCTGCAAGCAACAGCAACTATTTTGGTACAAATCATATAATAATTCCAGGTGGCGACTTTACTGCTCATTGGAACCCAGACATCGACGACTTGGGTGGCTTCAAAGGATATGATCCACAATATGCTCAAGGTGCTGGCCCAAGCGGCGGAACTATTAGCCGCAGAGACGAGCCAGAAGGTGAAGAATTACAAAAAATACTAGGTGGTTATCAAAAAGGTATTCCTAGTTATAGCCAACACAAAGGCGAAGTTATATTAGATACAGAGTTTTATTATATGCTAAACTTAGAATCGTTTTTGAGTAAGTTCGGCGGCAAGAAAGTTAAAGAATTAATCACAATAGATAATAGGAAAAGTTTTGCTCCTATCAAACAAGATCTATTGGTAGATAAGTTTAAAACATATCGCGACATTGGATGGTATCTAGCAAACCCTGCTACAAATATGATGAAGTGGATTGCTGATAAGGAAGCAACGAGAGCATAATGACAAAAGAAGAACTAGCACACTACATAACTAAATATAAAGAACACGAAGCACGTAGAGCTAGTACTAATGAACGTAATGCATATTGGAGGAAATACAATGAAAATAAGTGAACTACTAGAAGAAAAAGTTGAAATGTGTCCAGATGCATGTTGCGGTAAACCTGTTACAGAATGTAAATGTGGACCTGATTGCGAGCATTGTGACTGTCACGAAAAGAACAAAATGAATGAAACTACTAGTGCAGGAAGCGTAGCAGCAGTAGCAGCACCAATCGGTGGTATGCAATCTCGTCAACCTAAAAACCCAGATGGTACTGCTAAAAATGCATTAGACAGTGATACATTAATGGCTGGAAAGAAAAAGAAGACTAAGAGTAAAAAGGCATAAATACACTATAATACGTATTGGAGCCAAATCAATGACTAAAAAAACAAATGAAGGTCTTGCAGACTTAGCTGATGTAGCAGAGCGCGACCACGAAGTACAAATGGCACGAAGCGATTTGTACAAACTTGCAAAATATTCTATCAAACTACACGAGATGCTAAAAAATGTAAGTGAAGCAGAAGGTATAGAAGGATGGCAGCAAGCTAAGATTACCAAAGCAGCAGATTATATTTCAAGTGTATATCACGCATTGGATTATGATACAAAGTTTGAAAGTGTAAATGTAGCAGAAGATGCAAAGCCAAAAACAATAAAACGTACATTATCTGATTCTCAAGTTAAATCTTACAAAGGCAGTTTATCTGAAAAACTTTCAACTATAACAGGGAGATAATCATGAGAATACGTGAGCTATTTGAATCAGCAACTCTATGCAACGAATGCGGAAATCCTAGTTGGAAAACACTTGAGTCAGATGATCTCGATGAAGGTAAAAAGAAAAAGAAAAAGAAATCAACCAAGAAAAAAGGCAGCCACGGTAAAGTGTGCTGGAAGGGCTATCGTAGAGGCAAAGGCGATAGTTGTCATAAAGTAAAAGGGGACGGTTAATGGACTTTAATGCACTACAACACAAACTATTTGCAATGGATCCAGTTGATCCTAGAGAAGATATAGCAAGAATGAAAGCACAAGCTGCCGCTCCAGCAGTTGAAAGTGATGGGATTGATTATCTTAAAGAAAGTGCCGTAGTGCCAGAAGGTTCATTACAAATGGATCGTGATTATAGTGTTAATGATTTTGCTGCACTAGCAGGTGTTACTATAACTGAATCACAAAGAACTGGCAGTGCTGGACAAGCAAAAGCCAATGCACCGATGCCGCCGGCAAAACCAGGGCGTACTACACATCCATTAAAAGATAAACTAGTAGGTGAATGCGCTGATGATACAATTCGCATAGAAAAACTTGAAGATAAAATTAAATCACTAGAAGCTATTGTTATAAAACTAGCTGCAAAAGCAGGATTAGTTGAACGTGAACTTAGTAACGACGAAGAAAAAGAAAAAGAACGTATTGTTACAGGTATGAAGAAAAACAAAAGCGATTTTAAAGATCGTTATGGCAACGATGCAGAAGCAGTTATGTATGCTACTGCTACAAAACGTGCAAAACAAAATGCAAGCGTAGATTATTCAAGTGATATTAAAACAAGATTGTATGATGCATTAAATAAGAAAATGGGTGTATAATGAAACTAAACGAGTTCATCGTTGAAAATGTTTTAAAACAATTTAGGACAGCAGCAGGTCCAGGACTTTCAATGAATAATCCTGGTAATCCAGATGGCAGTCATGTTGTAGAAATCAAACGAGCTTTAAGGAAGCATACTCTTGTAACAGGAAAAACACAAAATGGCAGTTTTCAAACTGCTGGGCCTGCATGGTCAGGTGATGAGTCAGGAACCTGGGATCAAACATTAGACGATGCTATTAAAACTTGGAAAAATAGTATCAACATACAAGTTAATAATCCAAACGAACTAAACACTGCTTTAGGAGAACTACGAGAAAAAGATATTCGCTATCTTATTAGTACTAGTCTTTTTCCAGCTGGAAGCGGATCTATGGCAGGATTGCTACAAATAGGCAATGATGGCACAACTCCTGGAAATCAAAATACTGCTGCTACCTGGGAAGGACAAGAAGTTGATATAAATCATGTTATTGATACCCCAGTTGAACAAGTGACTGATACAGCACAAATGATTGCTGCTATTGGCTTTAGTGGCTGGTATTTTATTCTACAAGAACTACTCAACAAACGTGAAGAAAACACACAAGGAATACAACAAAGTCAAAACGCAAGACTAGCTGAACTCAATAGAATGATGGTAACCATCTATGAAAGACAGAATCAGGTTGGATCTATTTGGCTAGAAGAAGTATGGGAAAGAGGAGTTGTCCTTAAAATAAGTGACGGACTGACTGCTACTCTTGCAAATGGCGAGGAAATGGAGTTTTTGCCTCCAAACTGGCGCAATGGGTCAATGCGTGAAGAAGCACAACAACTTTACGAATATTTTAGACAACTTGCAACAGGATTAATAGCCAAGTTTAAACAACAAGACTCCGAAGCTGATGCAGCAAGAAATGCTCCAGATGTAGTTGATACACCTACATTAGATGCAACTACTACAACAGCATGGGTTACTGCAATGAATCAGGCATTTGAAAATAGTATTAGTGCAGGTATTATACCAGGGGGTAGAGGATTCGGATATGATCGTGAAAAGATCAGCGATCTAATGAATCAACTAAACACAGCAGGAGATTGGGACCAAGTTGAGGAAGCATACGATGCACAGTTTGAAGATCTATCAACACAGCTAGTTGATGAACTTAGCGAAGCTGATTATCAATCCCTAGTTATAAGACGACTTACTGCATTAAGAAGAATAAATCCAAAACTGTTGTATGCATCTATTGTTTGGGGACAAGACACTGATAGCATGGATGTTAGTATCGATGAGGACACCTATACTGTTGTTAAACAGTTAGATAGTAATGGATTTCCTGTGGTCAACAAAGGCAGACGTGAAGTTAACGATGTATTAGTTATTGATGATGCATTGAAGGCAGCGATTGAACTATCTGGTGGAACTGTTCCTGATCTAAACATTGAAGCTAATGAAGAACACCGTGCAATGGGCGGCGCTATTATTGTAACAGTAATAAACGATCGTGTTCCAGAAATGACAGCGTTTTATACAATGCAAGATCCGTTCAGTGAATCACAGTTTAAATCACTAGGTCCGAGACGTTTGCTAGGTATAAGTGAAGGAGCTGCGGTGCTTGTAGCAAATGGTTCAAGTGAAGAATCTGTTGCACAATGGATACACGGACAAGTTATGGACGATAGACTTTGGCTTATTGGAGATGAATCTCAAGATATCGAAGGTGCTGCTAATGTTCATTTTGATAGTAGGTATAGAGACGAAAGTGAACAATCAGACGGATTCGGAAGCGATGATGATGATGTCGAAAATACAGAACTCGAAACTGATCTTATAAACAGATTATTCAGTCCTGATGCACGAAATGCTGCATTGGCAGAACTTGGACAAATATCTCCAGACACAGAACTACAAAGAGTATATGACAGAGTTTATCGCGGATATCAAAGTACACACGGCAACTGGCTAGACGAAGATATTACACAAGTAAGCGAATTAGAAAACTATGTAGAAGGTGATCAAAACAATATTCCAGATGGCTTTAAATCTATCATGGGTAAAATAGGCATTCCATATGCTGCACCAACATTGATGGCCCAAATATTTAAAGAAAGTATGGAACCTGGATGGTTTGGTTGGGGAACTGATGAAAATCTATTAGGTGCGTTGATTGCACAAATAAGAAATAGAGAAGATTACTTACAAGTAAATGAAAGATACAAAGCAAAATACGGTAGCGACTTAATCGACGATGTCGATGCAGAGGATAGTAGTTGGAAACTCAACAATGATGGTGAATTTGTTGAAGCACTTAAACTTGCTATTGGAGAAGATGTTGATATTACACGAGAAGGTATAAGCACGCCTGCTATGAGAGCATTTGCTACAATGCGTAACGAACCTACAGAAAATAATATTGCAGCCTTTAGAGCAAAGATTAGTAAATCTAACTTTGATAGTGTTGGCGCAGTAATGTATATACTAGACGAAATCAATAATATTGTATTAGCAACTCCAGGTGCATCGACGGAACAACAAGAAGAGTTTTTACAAATCATTGCAGATTTTGAAGAAACATTTGAAGGTGAAAGAGCTGAGCGTACAGGATATAGTGCGCCAAAGTTTGAAGATATAATTGCTGACTGGAAACTAAACAACAGCGATCAATGGTTTCAATAATAGTGGACGAGTACGATTTAGACGAGCACGAACTTTATCTAAAATATCCACAACATCACAAATGGTGGAATAAACTTTATCTAGCAGAAACTATGGGCTATAGTTGTGGTCCAGGGGGTGTAAGAATACCCAGCACAGGCGAATATGTAATACGTCCTATATACAATCTTATAGGCATGGGTGTGTGTACAACTATAAAAGTATTAAAACAAGGTGATTGTACCAGCACACCTCCGGGTTACTTTTGGTGCGAATACTTAGAAGGCAATCATTACAGTGCTACATACGAAAATATCAACGGTACATGGAAACCTTTACACTGCTGGCAAGGATGGAACCGGAAATCAAATGTTGTAAAGTTTAATAAATGGATACGCAGTGATTATACACCAACCATTCCCAAAGCTATTGCTAATATAAATAATGTAAAGTATATCAACATTGAATACAAAGGCGACAATCCTATTGAGTTGCATTTTCGTCCTAGTGGCAATCCAGATGGTACATCGATTAGTAAGTGGAATGAATATATTCCTATATGGCATGATACTACACAGTTTGAAAAAGACAAACTAGTTGACCAAGGATACACTTGGATAGATAATCCGTATGATAACTGGATGGAAGACATGGAGCCGTATTTGAACGAAAGGCGGCTCGGGTACTATGTACGGTAGAATTGATTTATCCAAAGTAAAATACAAACTAGATCCTGACATTTTTTTGCACAAACCTAGTTGGAAAGAAGCAGCACACGTATACAATCTCTATTGTAAATACAAAAACTTTGATAGTGTGTTTCCATTGTATAGTGATGATATTTTACAGAATGATTTTCATTGTTTGTATATAGACAATAAACTTGTAGCATGGGAACAAACAAGAACATATACAAATGACAAAGTTGCATTTAGTGATCAGTTTGCATGGGATTACAGCAATCCAGAAGATAGAGTTGGTTGGAGATTTAGCTACCACGTTCCAGCTTATTACAAGTCACAAGGTTATAAGTATCTATACTTAGGAGATCACCACGACTATAAAAGTCGTATTCAAGGATACGAAATATTAGGTCCAATAAAAACACTTGACAACAAAACATAACTACTGTATATTAAACTTAATAAAAAGGAGTATTGCATGAGCGATAGAGTATATGGACAAGAAGAAAAAGCCAAGCTAGAACGTCTAGTTAAAGAAGGCGTAACAGTACTACAAGAAATCGAAGATTTGCAAGGCGGATTAAAAGAAACTGTAAAAGCAGTAGCAGAAGAACTAAATGTTAAACCAAGTCTTATTAACAAAGCCATCAAAGTTGCACAAAAACGTGACTGGAGTCGAGTTGCAGACGAATATGAAGATCTTGAAACTATTGTTGCTACAGTAGGATACGATACGGAGTGAATGAAAAGAAATATAGTATAGTGAATAATAAGGAGAACTCATGCCATATGTAGATGCATTCTTTGACAGAGATTCGGATATTATTCGAGTAGTCGAACGCAAGGACGGAAAAAGACATTTCCACGAATATCAATCAAAATACACATTTTATTATGAAGATCCACGTGGTAAGTACAAAAGTATCTACGGCGACCAACTAAGTCGGATTGTATGCAAAAACACCAAAGACTTTAGAAAAGAACTTGCTATCAACCGTGGCAAAAACTTGTTTGAAAGTGACATTAATCCAATCTTTCAGTGTTTGAGTGAACACTATCTCAATCAAGATGCCCCAAAGTTGAATGTAGCGTTTTGGGATATTGAGACTGACTTTGATCCAGAGCGAGGATTTGCTCCAGTTGAAGATCCGTTTATGCCTATTACTGCTATTACTGTACACTTGCAATGGCTTGACTTGCTAATAACTGTTGCTATGCCTCCCAAAGGCATGCCACTTGAAGAAGCAACAGCAATGTGCAAAAAACGCTGGGGTGATAGTTGTATACTATTTCCTAATAACGAAAAAGGCGAGGGCGAAATGCTGAGTATGTTCCTGGATCTTATTGAAGATGCAGACATTCACAGTGGATGGAACAGTGAAGGGTATGATGTTCCGTATACTATCAACAGAATTAAACGTGTACTAAGCAGTGATGATACACGTAGATTCTGCTTATGGGGACAAAAGCCCAAGCGTAGAGAATATGAAAAGTTTGGTAAGACAAGTGAGACATATGATACTATCGGAAGAGTACATATGGACTATCTCAACTTGTATCGCAAGTATACATACGAAGAACGTCATACATATCGACTGGATGCCATCGGCGAACTGGAAGTAGGAGAGAACAAAACTGTATATGAAGGTACACTTGATCAGCTGTACAACAATGACTTTGAAACTTTTATTGAATACAACAGACAAGACGTTGCACTGTTAGACAAACTAGACAAGAAACTAAAATTTATTGATCTTGCAAATGTACTAGCACACGAAAATACTGTGTTACTACAAACCACAATGGGTGCTGTTGCACTTACTGAGCAGGCTATTGTTAACGAGTCGCATAGACGTGGTATGCAAGTGCCTAATAGAAAACAACACGAAGGAAACACAGCAGCAGCAGGCGCATATGTTGCATTTCCTAAAAAAGGTGTGCATGAATGGGTTGGATCAATGGACTTAAACAGCCTGTATCCAAGTGTTATTCGTGCATTAAATATGGGCCCCGAAACTGTAGTTGGTCAAATACGATTGGATATTAGCGACGAGCGTATTCACAATGATACAACGCTCAAAAAGAAGAGCTTTGCAGGCAGCTGGGAAGGACGTTTTGCAACTGAAGAATATGAAGCAGTTATGGAACAAAAACGTGATGTAATGCTTACATTAGATTTAGAAAACGGGCAAGAAGAAGTGCTGAGTGCAGCAGAAGTTTGGAAGTTGATTTATGATAGTCATCAGCCATGGATGCTTAGTTCAAACGGTACAATCTTTACAAACGAGTTTGAAGGTGTTATTCCAGGACTACTAAAACGTTGGTACAGCGAACGTAAAGATCTACAAAAGAATCTTAAAAAAGCAAAAGATGCTAAGAACGAAGTAGAGATTGAATACTGGGATAAACGTCAGTTGGTTAAGAAGATTAACTTGAACAGTTTGTATGGTGCTATTCTCAATCCAGGTTGTAGATTCTTTGACAAGCGTATTGGACAGAGTACAACGCTAACAGGTAGAACTATTGTTAAACATATGAGTGCAGAGGTTAATAAGATTATTACTGGTGAGTATGATCATGTTGGTAAAGCTGTTATCTATGGCGATACTGACTCTGTGTATTTTAGTGCATATCCTGTACTAAAAGATGACATTGCAGCGGGAAAGATTCCGTGGACCAAAGATAATGTAATAAAACTTTATGACCAAGTGTGCGAGCAGGCAAACGAAACATTTCCAGAAATGATGCTAAAAGCATTTCATTGTCCAAAGAGTCGTAGCGATGTTATTGCAGCAGGTAGAGAGATTGTTGCCGAAACTGGGCTGTTTATCACTAAGAAACGCTATGCAGCACTAGTGTACGACATTGAAGGATTTAGAACAGATGAAGATGGAAAACTAGGCAAAGTAAAAGCAATGGGCTTGGATCTAAAGCGTAGTGATACGCCGGTGTTTATGCAGGATTTCTTAAAAGATTTGCTTGATATGGTACTACAGAAAAAACCTGAAAAAGAACTACTTGAAGCTATTAGTCAGTTTAGACGTGAGTTCAAAGATCGTCCGGGATTTGAAAAAGGTTCGCCTAAACGTGCAAACAAGATTGGACATTATCAGCGTCTTGAAGAAAAGCAAGGCAAAGCAAACATGCCCGGACATGTAAGAGCAAGTATCAACTGGAATACACTCAAGCGTATGAACGGCGACAAATATTCGCAAGAGATTGTAGATGGTATGAAAGTTATTGTTTGTAAACTAAAACAAAATCCACTAGGATATACAAGTGTTGCATATCCAACAGATGAACTACGTATTCCGGATTGGTTCAAAGAACTGCCATTCGATGGCGATGCTATGGAAGAAGTTATTATTGACAACAAACTAGACAACTTGATTGGTGTGTTGGATTATGACTTAGAAAGTACAAAACAAAAAACTACATTTAACAACTTATTTGATTGGGACTAATATGAAAGTAGGTATTACATTTAGTGCATTTGATCTACTTCATGCAGGACATATTGGTATGTTGCGTGAAGCAAGAGCAAACTGTGATTATCTCATTGTAGGGTTGCAAACTGATCCTACTATCGATAGACCAGATACCAAAAACAAACCAGTACAAACATTGGTAGAGCGTTATGCACAACTTAATGCACTCAAGTTTATTGACGAGATTGTGCCATACGAAACTGAGCAGGACTTGATGGACATACTGGAACTGTTTCAGATCGATGTAAGATTCTTAGGTGAAGAATACAAAGAAGACGAGTTTAGTGGCAAAGATATATGTCGCAAGCGAGGTATTCAACTGCATTTTAACAAGCGTGATCACAGATTCAGCACAAGTGATTTACGCAAACGAGTTGCTGAAAGAGAGAATAGATAATGTGGACACTACTTATTGTTAGTACAGTTATTGGACTAGAAGAACCTAAAATAACATATTGGAATAACTATAAAACTCAAAAAGAGTGCTTATTAGAACGAGCAGTACTTACTTCAACCTTTACACAAGGCGAAAGAGCATTGTGTAGTAAAAAGGAGAAATAAGTTGAATAGATTTATATTTGATGTGGACGGAACACTTACTCCTAGTAGACAACCCATAGATCCTGAGTTCAAAGAGTTTTTTAAACACTTTATTCGTGACAACAAAGTATGGTTGGTAACAGGCAGCGATTATCCAAAAACTGTGGAGCAACTCGGTGCAGACATTACTGAAAGTGTTGTTACCTGCTACAACTGTAGTGGAAATGATGTATGGCATCAAGGCAAACGAGTAAATGCCAAGTCATTTGAAGCACCTCAAGAACTGTATAGTTTGATGGAAGGCTGGTTACAAAGCAGTCCTTTCTCGCTACGAACAGGCAATCACATTGAACCACGTATGGGCACTATCAACTTTAGTGTCGTAGGCAGAAACTGCACATTGGAAGAACGCAAGTTATATGTCGAGCACGATATCAACAACAGAGAACGTGAAAGCATTGCACTTCAAATCAACAGTGAGTTTCCTAGTATTACAGCAACAGTTGGCGGCGAAACTGGTATTGACATTTATCGTACAGGTTGTGACAAAAGTCAAATCCTAGACGACTTTGACAGAAACATTTCCACATACTTCTTTGGAGACAAAGTTGAACCGGGCGGCAATGATTACCCATTGGCAAAGGCACTGAAAGATCGTGGATTTAGAGGCGCATCATTTAATGTCAAAGACTGGCGTGACACATACGAAAGATTACAATATTTTCAAGAAGCAAAGGTAGCAGCATGATTATTGCAGGATACGGCTTTGTAGGCAAAGCACACGAAATACTATTCAAAAACTATCGTAGAGAGATTGTAATACACGATCCTCCCAAAGGTATGACGGCAGACTTTGACAATACTAGTGCTGTTGTTGTTTGTGTTCCCACTCCAGAACTGGAATCAGGTGCATGTGATATTAGTGCAGTATACGATATTGTATCGCAGTGCAACAAAAATACACCAATATTGATCAAAAGCACTATTAGTTTGCAAGGATGGCAATACCTAAAAGAAACATTTCCCGAACATCGTTTGTGTTTTAGCCCAGAATTTCTTCGTGCAATGAACTACTTAAACGATATTAAGAACGTTGACAATGTTATACTAAGCGGTGACACAGATTACTGGCGTGATCAATACAGTGTAAACTGGTCAAATATCAAAATAAACATTGTATCGCCTGAAGAAGCCATTGCCATCAAATACTTTCGCAATGCATTCTTGGCAACTAAAGTAAGTTTTTTCAACGAGATTTATGACTTCTGCAATGCAAACGATATAAACTTCGATCAAGTACGTGGAGGTATTGCAGCGGACGAACGCATCGGCAATAGCCATACGTTTGTTATGCCAGATCAAGGCGTTAGAGGATGGGGCGGTATGTGTTTCCCCAAAGACACCGCAGCACTATTAAAAATGGCAGCAGAAAAAAATATTAATCTAAATACACTTGAAGCAGCAGTTGAATACAATAAAAAAATAAAAAATAATGCTTGACTTTCTACAATTTAAACATTATAATGAAACATATAGGAGATAAAAATGCAAGACATTCTACAAGACATCGTAAGCCATACACATTCGTTGGGCTTTATTACTACATTAAAAGTGACAGCAGAAACTGAAACACAGATTGAATCAATGGCAGATGATCGTAGTGTTATTATGACTGCAACTACAAACACGCCAGTTGGAGAATTTGTTGGTACGTTTGGCATGCCTGACTTAGGCAAACTAAGCTATCACTTGAAAAATCCAGAATACAAAGAAAACGCTAGTATTCAAGTTGTACAAGCTGAACGCAACGGCGAAACTATTCCAACACACATTCACTTTGAAAACACAGCAGGCGATTTTGAAAATGATTATCGCTTTATGAACAAAGCAGTGATTGAAGAGAAACTTAAAAGTGTTAAGTTTAAAGGCAACAGCTGGAATGTTGAGTTTCAGCCAAGTATGGCAAGTATTGCACGTATGAAACTTATGTCTGGAGCACATTCAGAGGAAGCAGTGTTTCAAGTAAAGACAGAAGATGGCAATCTTAACTTTTACTTTGGCGACGAAGCAACACACGCAGGTTCATTTACATTTGAACGTGATGTTGAAGGAACATTAGCGCATACATGGGCATGGCCTGTAGCACAAACTATTGCTATTTTGAACTTAGATGGTGACAAAACAATGAGTATTACAGACCAGGGTGCTATGAAGATTAGTGTAAACAGTGGCATGGCAACATACGACTATATTCTACCAGCGCAGCAAAAATAATGAATACAAACCTTACTGAATCGCAAAACGATTATGCGTTTTTTCTACCCAGCATCAGTGGCTTCTATGCTACTTTTATCGGAAAGCAACGCTATGGTGAATATGTTGATCCAGCAAGGGTTCCGGCAGGCATTGGTACTGTAGAAGCAATGAACTTCCTCAACGCTAAAGAAGGCGTGTTCCACTACAAGTGGGCACTCTATTCAGCTGGACATGCAGAGCTAGATGTAAACAAGCACAGTGAAAAAGAAGACATGCTTCGCAACCGTGATAGAGACAATTCATGGTTGCTAGGCGACTCGGGCGGGTTCCAAATTGCCAAAGGTCTTTGGCCTGGTGATTGGACTGATCCTAACTGTCCACATGCTGCTAAAAAGCGTGAACTGGTTGTTAACTGGATGGAAGAATATATGGACTACGGAATGATGTTGGATATTCCAACTTGGACATTCCAGGATCCTAAAGCAGCAGAAGCAGCAAACATTCACAGCTATCAAGATGCAGTAGATGCTACACATATTAATGCAAAATACTATATGGCTAATCGTCGTGGTAACTTTAAAGTACTAAATGTTCTACAAGGTAGCAATCATGGTGACGCAGACAGCTGGTACGAAGAGTTTAAAGATTACTGTGACCCTGCTAAGTATCCAGACACACACTTTAATGGCTGGGCAATGGGTGGACAGAATATGTGTGATGTACACTTGATTCTGCGTAGACTTGTGCATATGATACACGATGGATTGCTTGAAGAAGGATTGCATGATGTAATGCATTTCCTTGGTACTAGTAAACTAGAGTGGGCTGTATTGCTTACTGATATCCAACGTGCTGTTCGCAAGTATCATAATCCCAACTTTATGATTACATACGATTGTGCATCACCATTCCTTGCTACAGCTAATGGACAGATTTATCACAGCATTCGCATTGAGGATCGTGGTAAATGGAGTTACATGATGAGCCCTGGTGCCGATGCATTAAAATATGCTACAGACACACGCAAGTTTAAAGATGCGGTTGTCACAGATCGTATACTAGATGCATTTGAAGACTCTCCGATGAGTGTACACTGCAAAATGAATGATATTTGTATATATGCAGAAGGCGATAAGAATAAGATCGGCACACCTAAAGTTAAAGCTGGCGATGTTGACATTGACAAACATGGCAACCCTATACTAGACGAAGATGGCAATCCTGTTGTACGTAAGAAAGATTCAACAAGTTGGGATAGCTTTAGTTATGCACTACAAATGGGTCATAATGTTTGGATGCACATCGAAAGCACACAACGTGCAAACAGAGAATATGACGCTGGCATTTCGCCTTATATGCTAATCAATGACACAGACTTTCCGGGTTGGGGAGTTGTTAAATTCAAAGAAGTAGTTAACGAGATCTTTAGTTTGAAAGACAGGCAGAAGAGCTTGGACTTGATTGAAAAATATGATCGGTATTGGATGCATGTGATTGGTACACGCCTTAACATTGGTAAGAAGGCTAAAAATGCACTGACAAAATATGGAGAGTTATTTGAATGAATTACGATAGTCTTGAATCGCATGTAGCTGAACTTATTAAAAAACATCGTCAACTAGATGAAGATATTAAAAGAATGTCTCAACACCATATTAGTGCAGAACTGAGGCAACTAAAAACACAAAAACTTTGGCTCAAGGACGAAATACACAGATTAAAAAAACAACTTGCTGGAACTAATGGACATGGATAGTAAACAAATACAACTTACTAATCTAGAACTTGCACTCGAAGATCTTGATAAAATCATTGACAATATGAAAAAGAACAACTATAGTAAAGAAGAGTTAAACGAATACGTAAAAAAACGTTGGAATGTTTGGAACGAAATACATCAGGTGAAAAAACAATGAAAAGAGTATATGATCAAGGAACTGAAGAAAATGTTGAATACTTTGTAGGTACAGAAGTAGAACATACTCCTCAATATAAAAAGAAAACACTATTTGTTGTAGGCATTAAAGACGCCGAAGAGATTATACGTATTGCAAAAGATAATGGCTGCAATCACATTTATCTTGGTGCCAATATGAGTTTTAATGTTACAGACGATA